GCTGCCTGCTGCCTGCTGCCTGCTGCCTGCTGCCTGCTGCCTGCTGCCTGCTGCCTGCTGCCTGCTGCCTGCTGCCTGCTGCCTGCTGCCTGCTGCCTGCTGCCTGCTGCCTGCTGCCTGCTGCCTTAAACTTAACTAAACGTACATAATATGGCTAAACCCTTAATGCCTCCCGAACAATGGGACGCTCTCAAAACTCTCTCAATTAAAGGTCTCTCCGATTCAAAACTTGCGGAGGCTTTCGGCGTTAGCGTGGGGGCGATTCAATCCCGCCGATTCGATGACCCGGTATGGGCAGCCGCTAAAAAAGACCAGATAACGCAGCGAGGCCGTCCCTCTCTTGCTGATGTTAAAGCGAGAGAGGAAGCCGCGAAGCAAGTAATAACAGTTTCAGGGGAGAGTTTGGCGGAGATCGGCGAACAAAATTCGCTGCTCCTTGCTCGCTATGTAAGCCAGAAAATAAAAAACAGCGTAGAAAATGACCTCCTTCCAGAGCTGGACGATTGGAGTCCTTTTAAAACCGCTAGTGAGATCCTGCGCAAAGCCACCGGACAAGACCGCGATCAAGCCGCCGTGAGTGTTAACCTATTCGCCGGAGGCCAGTTCTACGACACTGACGCCCCGACTTTTGAGGCTTCCGTTATTGAGACTGACACCGAAAATGGCCTCGATTTCTGCTGATATGCACCTAAATCGTTGATACTCAACACTATTGCAACTTAACATTACGGTCGTTGTTTGTAGTTAATAAATGCCATAACGATTTCGGCATTCGACGAAGCTGGAAACGAGATCGAGAGGCACTAGCCAAGCGGGCACAAGGGGCGCGTGTCCTGGTGCGCGTGGTGGCGGGTGGCTGGTGCCTGCTGCTAGCTGGCTGTAGCGAGGCCACGGGGGTATAGGTGCCGCCCCAGAAACCGCAGGCGCGGTAGCGTGAGGTAGGGCCGAGAAATTTTTTGTCTGAAAATACACCTTTACACTTTAAAGAAACACTTTGCATAGATACAAACTACTTTTATAGTAGTGGGTATGCCAAAAATAACAGACATCACAGGACAGACATTTAATCGTCTCACCGCAGTATCTCTGAACCAACCTTCGCATTTCAAGACGCGACCTGACGGGAGACAGGTCTTTCATTGTGCGACTTGGGATTGCACATGTAGCTGCGGAGGGATGAAGAAGAAAGTTCCTCTCTACAACCTTCGTTACGGTTGGACGAAAAGTTGCGGGTGCCTCCAAGAAGAGCTAGCCATCGAAAACCGATCAGTTAGATACAAAGGAACTAGCGACACCCCACCTTATGCTTTTTCCAAAGGAAAAGGAAACTTCTTTCGAGTATGGAAAGGTATTAAAGAACGATGCTATGTAAAAAGTCGGCATGATTACCCGAGGTATGGAGGGCGAGGAATCAAGATGCACCCAGACTGGAAAAGCAGCTACCGAGCTTTTGCTATGGCTGTAGGTCCAAGACCTTCGCTAGCGCACTCCATTGACAGGATAGACACCAACAAAGACTATGAACCAGGAAACATCAAATGGAGTACCAACAAGGAGCAATCGAATAACAAGAGGACAAACGTCTGGCTACAGTGGAAAGGTCAATCAATCACGCTCATGCAAGTGGCGGAGATCGAGCAAGTGAACTACAACCAGCTACATATATTGTTGAGGAAAAGAAACCTATCTATAGAAGAAGCCGTAACTAAAGCCAAAACCTCAAAGCAGAAGTTTGATCCTCGAATAAACCGCTCGCGAGCGAAGCCAAAATACCCCGAAGATTTTTGCTGAAAATTCGTCTTTACACTTTAAGGAGCACCCATACAGTCACCCTCACACCCACACCCACACGCACAACATGATACCCTTCCCCACAGCAACTCAGTCCCGAGCATCCTCCGCAGCCGCATCACTCAGGAACAAGCTACAAGAAGAACTCACCGAAGTTGCAGATCTCATCAACGAGACCACCAGCATCGGGCAACTAGAGCTGACCGTAATCCGAGCAATCAGCACCCAGGCGACTGAGTTCCTGTCCGAGCTAGGATACAAAGTGGTTCATCACACTCGGCTGGATGGTCCAGTCCAAACTACAATCAGTTGGTAATAACAGACCAACCAATCGACCGACCACCTCATGCCCGCCTTTCAGAAACACGACCTCACCAATCGCAAAATTGGCTACTGGACCGTGCTCCATGAGAACAAGACCCACCGCAGCCAAGTTCAACGCACCTACGCACCTGGCTCCATCGCTCCGACCTTCTGGGTGTGCCAGTGCATCTGCGGCAAGATCAAACCCGCAGTCCGTGGCTCAGTCCTGATGGATGGGCGATCCCAGTCCTGCGGATGCCAACGGAAACACACCCTCAAGCGACAAGCATCCCAGAACCAAGACTTTTGTTAATTCGACCCCTCGAAAACAAATTCTCTTGACGCCTGTAATCCACGATCTTAAAGTTACTGAACCATGAGACCGCCCTTCTACGACAGCCTACTACTTGCAGTCAGCGTCACGCTACTTGTCGTCAACTCTCTGTTGTTCGTCACGTCCTGCGCCACCCAAACGGAGAACGACAGGCTCGCCCGCATCGGCGACGTGGCGCTCGCTTATGCAGAGCAAAGTGGTAAGATCTCTCCAGAAGACGCAGCCCTCGCCCGTGAAGTGGGGAAACTGGTTCTGACCAAGGACATCGCCGCCACCGCAGTCGAAACCTCAACGAAGTAATTCTATGGCAAAGAAAGCAGCAACCAAGAAATCAGCCTCCAAGAAGCCCAATCTGTCAGTCGGACGTGGCGAGAAGCTCTCAGTCGCACAAGGTGGAGGATTATCCGCGAAGGGCCGCGCCAAATACAACGCAGCCACAGGCTCGAATCTGAAAGCCCCAGCTCCGAAACCCAAGACCGAGAAGGACAAAGCCAGGAAGAAAAGTTTCTGTGCTCGATCCGAAGGTTGGACAGGTGAACGAGGCAAAGCCGCTCGTAAACGCTGGGCCTGCTAAACAATTTCCACGGTCCCGTCTTTTCTCATCCTTAGACGCGGATGCTTTCTCCCAAAGCAATCACCATCCAGCCCTGTGATCCGAGTCGGAGCTAGGTCTCCTTTATCCTCCAACTTGCATCTGACCGTATGCAAGAGGCTCCGCAAAAGGCTGGACACGGTCACTTTCAGAAAGAGTCTTGACTACGACTCTCAATAAGTCGAAGATTGGAAGCCATGCCCACTTCTCCGCTTGTAGCTGACGCTAATCAAATCGCAGTATCCATACCTCCTGTCGTCTCACCAGATGACAACGAGATTGTAAAGCGTCGGTTAAAGAGCGCGTCCGATCTGGCTAATCTTTATCAGAGCTTATTCAACGAAGATCTGGAATCGAGTCGGAAAAGATCCATGGTAGATGCTGCGATTGGTGGAGAAGCTCCATACGATCCACGGAAAGAACGAAAACTAGGCACTCTGGGCCGTTCAAATATCAACTTTGGCATCCTGCTTCAAAATGTTGAGGAGGCCCAAATGCCTTTTTTCAGGCTCCTTGAGAGTCTTGACACCCTCTGCACGATGCCGCTGAAGTCTGACTTCGCCGACGAAGAGACACGGCAGATGTGGGAGCCAGCTATAGCTGAGGAGTTCTCGAAAGTCATCAAGAACTGGGCGTCGTTCCACCCTCGCTGGGGGCAACTCAGTCTGCTGTACGTCATCGACGGCATTGGTTTCACCTTATTTTCGGATGGTATCGACTGGAGATGGCAGGTCAAAGGGCTCCAGCATCTCAAGTTCCCTCGCGATGCCGAAGCCGATGTGAACTACCTCGACGTGGTCGCTATCGAGAGCAAGATGCGCCCCGACGAGCTTCTGCGGAAGGTTCAAGCCGAAGACAAGCTCCCAGAAGGCGACAAGCGCTACTGGAACAAGCAGGCAGTCATGGAGGCTGTGAAGCAGACCGCAGGATCGAGTTCGGTCAACACCAATAACCCCGAGGAGGTAGTGGACGCTTGGAAGAACAACGACATCTCCTTGAGTATGTCCGGCGTCACCGTCAAAGTGATCCACGGCTACGTCCGTGAAACAGACGGCACAGTCAGCCATTACGTATCCCGCTACGACGGCGTCGGAGATTTCCTCTATGTCTGCGAAAGCAAGTTCACCGATGTCAGCCAACTGATGACCGCCTTCATCGGCAATGTCGGCACAAATGGAGACTTCCATTCGATTCGCGGACTTGGCTACAAGATGTTTGCTCCCACGACCGGGCAGAACCGAGCCATCAACAAGTTCCTCGATGCCGCATTTACAGCAGCAACGCCTCATCTCTCAACCGACAACGAGGACGCCAACGTCGAGCAGTCTATTGTTCAGATGGGGCCATACAACATCATGGCGAAAGGGACAGCGTTCCAAGAAACGAACCTGCCTGACTTCAGCCAGACCCTCATCCCAGCGCTTTCGACCCTCGGACAGCTTACCAGCTCACGGTCAGCAGCGTCTTCACCAGTCTCATCGAGCGACGTTTCCCGCACCCAGAAGACCAAGTTCCAAGTTCAGACGGAGACCGAGCAGAAAGGCGCTCTCCAGTCCAGCAGCTTCGTGAACTTCACCGTCGCGTGGCAACGCCACCTCCAGTGTGTGGCTCGACGCATCTGCCGCGAAGACTATCAAGCCACCGACCCCGGCGGCAAGGAAGCGTGGGAGTTCCGTAACCGACTTGTTCGTCGCGGAGTGCCGCTCGAAGCACTCAACCACATCGACTTCATCTCCATCGAAGCCAACACAGGTCTCGGGAAAGGCAGCTCGAACGAACGCCGCACTATCGTTGACGCGCTCAGTGAACGAGTTGGCCCTTTCCTCGACCAGAAAGGCCAGCAACTGCTCCAACGCTGGACCGTTTCCGCCTACGCAGGTCCGCAGATCGCCAAACTACTCGTTCCCGACCAGCCCGGTCTGCGCCCGCCAGTCGATGCGACGATTGCACAGATGGAGAACAGCCTCATGTCGATGGGCCAACCGCCATCATTCGAGCCGAACCAAGACCACGTGGTCCATCTCGACAAGCACCTCCAGAGGCTGTATGAGGTCAACACTCAGCTTACCGAGATGCAGATCGAGCTGCGTCCAGCCATTGACCAGATGCAGCCTATCTGGGAGCACAGCATCAACGATCACCTTCCGATGGTGAACCAGATGAACCCTGACTACAAGCGGTTCAAAGAAGCACTGCAACAGCTTGGCGAACTCATCAAGAACTCCCGCAAGCACCTCGACGCCGAAGACAAACGGGCCGCAGAAGAGGCCGGGGAAGCCGAGACCGAGATGTATGGCGGCACGCAACCCGGCCTGTTCGCAGCCGCCGTCGATGCCAATGCCCGCGCAGCTCAGAAGGACATGGTCGATATTGAAAAGACCCGCGCTCAGATCCAGATGGACCAGCAGCGTCACGCACAGGAGATGGCCGCTACCGACGTTCGCCTGGCTCTCGAAGTCGAAAAAGCTCGTCGCGAGAAAAGCAAACCACAGGCTTGACGAGTTGGCGGACATTCGGTAAGCTGAAAGTGAAATGACCTCCACCTCCCTTCCTGACAGCGACGAGCTTCGCCGTTTCCGTAAAAACGAGAACGCTGTAGCTCGGTTAGCCGAGCTTCTGAGCGACCCAGTCATGCGTCAAGCCATCGACATTGTGGCGAAGCTGGCGATCCCAAGAGCGTTGCCAGACCCCGCAGCAGGACTCCATCCAGATACCAACACGGCGCATCACACGCACATGCTGATTGGTATTGGGCAAGCTATCGGCAAGCTCCAGAAGATGACGACACCGATCTTGCAAGGTCAACTCGACGACGACGAGGACGAGATTCATCGTGAGGAGTTCCAAGACTACGCCGACAAGATCACCAAAATGAACATTATCAAAACTGCCTAACCTATGCCTGAAGCACCCACAGCCCCAGCACCTGCGCCATCCGCGCCTTCGTCACCACAACAAACCCCAGCCGCGCCTACCGGACCGTCCAACGGGATGGATTTGATGGCGAAACTGTCTAATCTCGGCCCGAAACCGGGATCTCAGCCTGAAAAACCGCAGGAATCGACGAAAAAAGCAGCTAATACCCCTGCTCCCGACCCCAAAAAGGTAGAAACCAAGCCTGCTGAGTCGAAAAACCCGTTTGATCTGGAAGTTGTGTCGGCAGAAGACCCGAAACCAGAGCCAAAAGTTGTCGAGGAGAACGCTCCGCAGGAACTGAAACCAGAGGCCCAGACCAAGTGGAAAGAACTCAAGTCCAAAGCCACAGAACTCGACCAGATCAAGCCGGAGTATGAGGCTTTGAAGGCGGAAGTCGCCAAACTTAAAGAGACTCCGAACAAATTGCCTCCAGAGATCGAGTCCGAAATGACCGAGTTGAAACGGTTCAAAGCCGCCTACGACGTGGAGAACACACCCGAGTATCAAGACTCCGTGCTTCAGCCTTACGAGAAGAACATGGGGCGTATTGCGGAGGTGGCCGACTTCGCAGGCGTTCCGATGGAGCGACTCGAAGCCGCTTTGAAAGAAGGCAACACCCTCGCTCGCGCCCGAGCCATCAAAGTAGCTCTCGAATCTAACTTAGATGGCCCTGAAATCTCCTCAGAAGAGATTGGCATCGTCGTTCGAGCCGCAGACGAGCTTCATGCCAACGTGTTCCCCAAGGATCGCGAACTTCGCGACAAAGCCTTGGAGATCCAGAACTCGCTGAAAGGCCAGCAGGAAACACTTACCGCCAAGCAGCAAGAAGCCCGTGAGCAGGCTCTCCAGACCTCCGCATCCGAGCTTTACTCAGTCATGGAGGCCAAGCTCAAACCAATGGGTATCTTCAATAATCAAGATCTTGTTGAAGCTCTCAAGACCGCTAGACCCGCCGACCCAGCTAAAGAACCGATGACGGCTGTCGGTCAGGCGATGTCCGCGAAACTGGTGCCTGTGCTCGTTGGAGAATACAACAAGCTCGCCACCCAGCTCAAAGAAGCCAAGGCCGCTCTCCGCGCCCGTGGCGAAGCCGGAGCAGGCCCAGGCGAAGGCGGTCGTCAGTCTGAGAGCAAAAAGACTTCCGACGAACCTGATGAAGGTCGCTCACTACTCAGCGGTCTGAGCGCCTTGACTCGTCGATAAGGTCAATGTTTTGTTTGGAGCCTCGTTGCGAGAAATTGCAGCGAGGCTTTTTTGTTGTTGACTACTCCCAACACCTGTTACAAACTGCCGACGAGCATAAATCCGCAGCCTGCGGTCAAACCCAGCTCAGTTTGAGGTAAGGCACAATTCAAAGAGCGTTTTCATAGTTGGGTAGCTCCCCGACGCAAGCAACGAGACTTTCCGGTCTCTGTTCTGTGTCGGCCTCTTTACGAGAGTACCCAAAGCAGCAGGGACGGATAAAACCCAAAATCCACCCACTACTACTATGGCTGACAACATCAATCAGATGTTCGCTGAAGACGCTTCCCGCATCCAAGGCGACGTTTACTTCATTCAGCGCGACCAAGGTCGCGTTTCCGCACTCATCAAGAAGGACACCCTGCCAGAAGGCATGGGCCACAACTTCACAACTCCCGTCGTCCAGCGCTCTAATCGCACTGGCGGTTCCGGCTGGGTTGAGGTGAGTGATCCGACAGGCGCAGAAAATAACTGCGTTCCTTCTCCTGGCACCACGACCTCTGCAATCGACCTCCTTAGCTGGACGGCGAGCAAGCGCGTCGAGCGTTCCGACACCATCTGTCTTGACGACGCATGGGCCGCTTACGACTTCGGCGAGCAGGTCATGCGCAAGCGTGAAGAGTTCGTCAACACCATCGTTGACCTCTGGGAAGATCGCGACAAAGACCGCTTCTTCCACTACGCAGGTCACAAGATCGTCTTCAACAGCTCTCTGACCGAAGGCAACTCCACCACGATGCCTGCCACGGCAGCTACCTCCCAGATCACTCAAGGTCTGCTTGATAGCATCCGCAGCCGCGCCATCCGTGACGGTGCCGGACGTGAGCCTTATGCCATGAAGAACGGTGCTCCGCTTCTGCCTCTCATCCTCTCCGATGAAGCACAGCGCACACTGCTTCTCGGTGACGCCAGCATCCGCAGCGACTTCAACTTCGCTGAAATGGGTAAAGGCTCTGAAGGCTCGAAAATCCTCCAGCGCTGGGGCGTTGACACCGGATACGGTGGCTACCTCCACATCATCGACACGAAGATGCCTCGCTACAACTTCACTGGTGGAGCCTGGGTCGAAGTGCCTTTCTACACCACTGCTGCGGCCACCATCGGCACCAAGCTGGTTCTCAACCCAGCTTACCTCACCGCCGAATACGAAGACGCCTATGTCTGGCATCCAGACGTGGTGCATCGTATGGTTCCGAAGACCCGCACCACCGTCGGTGCCGACACTCGCTTCGGCGGGTTCGACTACAACGGCACGGTCAAGTGGACAAACATCCCAAGCCTCGACAACAACCCCCTTGAGAACCAAGGCCAGTGGTTTGCACAGCTCTACGCTGCCTACAAACCAATCAAGGTTCAATATGGTTACGTCATCCGCTTCAAGCGCTGCCCGAACATCGTAACCAGCCCTTGCCCTAGCTACGCATAAATGCTAGGTAGGTAACACCCCTCGGGCGGAGCTTAAACTCTCCGCCCGAGGTTTCCTCTTAAATACTATGGAAGATCTACCACCCGCTATGTCAATGGACGAAGAAGTCGAGGACGAGTTCTCCTTCAACGTGCCAACTAATTTTTCTCCACCTGAAGGATACGAAGAAGGCAAGCCCTTCGAGATGGTGGCCTCCTTGACCATGGAGAACGGTCGTCTCAAAATCAATTCACTCAATGGCGCAAAACTTGCGGCTGAGGAAGATGAAGTCGAAGACGAAACCGGAGAAGCTGAAGCAGAGGTCGCTGAAGAAGCACCTATGGCTCCAGACGGCGGTGAAAGTCTTATGAAAGCCCTTGGAACTCTCGGATAATGACTGTCTCACCATACGCATCCCAAGCTAAGATAGCGGCTGCTCTAGCAGTCACGGGATTGTCGTATATGCCGCAGACCAGACAACAGTTGCTCCAAGCCGTCGCTCTCGCCTTTGCAAATCGAAACGCAGGCGGTGGCGATCCCCAAACCAATCTCTATAATGCGCTTGGCGGTTCACCGCTGGCAACGAGTGATCAAGCACTCCTTCAACAGAACCTCGTACTCGCAGCTACTACATGACTGTTTCTCCGTTCGCATCTCAGGTTAAAATAGACGCAGCCCTCACTGCTCTTGGGGCCGATTTAATCGGTCAGACCGAGCAGCAACTGCTGCAACAACTTGTTGTGGCTGCGGCTACAGCGTCAGGCGGCGGTGGAGGAGGCGGGGGTGCAGTTACTTCCGTAAACGGACAGACCGGAGTTGTCGTCCTCGATCCAGAAGATATAGGACTTACTCTCCCGATTTCCATTTCAAACGGCGGCACAGGCAGCACGACACCGCAAGCAGCACGCGTGGCTCTTGGGGTTAGTGAAATTATTGCTGCGGTGGCGCAGGTTGTTGTGGTGACGGTGCAAAATTCGGCAACAGCTGGTTGGGCTGGTGAGTATGTTGATATTGATGATGGAACTGAAGTTTGTCGCTTTTGGTTCACAGTAGATGGCAGCGGAACGGCACCATCAGCACCCTCTCCCGGGAGGCTACAGGTTGTGGCTCTTGGTGATGGGTTCGGTGGTGGGTTTAGTCCAGCTGATGTAGAGACTGCTTTTGTGGCTGCTTTTTCGTCTCAATCATCAGCGTTTTCTGTTGCGTCTTCGGCCTTTGGGTATTTTACGGTAACTAATCTTACGGCTGGTGCGGCTCCGGGGAATGGTACTTCTCTGCCTACTGATTTTAGTTTTTCGACGTCGACTGCTGGTGCTGATGCTATATCGAGGTTGGCCGAAGCGGATGGAAGCCAGCTAACAAACATTAATGCCACTTTTATTCCTAGCCCCGGACCCACCACGAGAGGCGGGGTTTATGCTAGCAACAGTTTTACGGGTCAGTATGTCAAGGGGTTGAGCACCAACGGAGATCTCATATACTCAACCGGAGCTATGCCCATCGCCAACGGCGGAACAGGCCAGACCACAGCCGTCGCAGCCTTTGACGCACTAGCACCAACGACGACCAAAGGCGACCTCATCGTCCATAACGGCACCGACAACGTCCGTTTGGCGGTAGGTCCTACCAATGGACACGTGCTAACGGTGGACAGCGCAGAGGCTAGCGGCGTGAAATGGGCGGCGAGTGGCGGTGGCAAGGTGGCGCAGGTAGTGGTGGCTAAGACAAGCACGCCCGTTAGCACAACATCGCAGATACCAACGGACAATACAATACCACAACAAACCGAAGGCGCGGAGTTCCTTACAGCAACAATCACCCCAACAAATGCAAGTTCTACGCTAATAATTGAATTTAGATCATGGGGCACGAATAATACTAATTGCAATTTAAGCGTGGCATTATTCCGAGATTCAACTGCTAATGCAATACAAGTCACCACCGTCACCAATTCAGTCTCTAATCACAACGTCCCGACTATTTTGCTGGCAACGGTTTCTGCTGGATCTACAGCCACCACGACATTTAAAATTAGATTTGGCCCAAATGTCGCAACAACGTCTTTCATGCTTCGATCCAACTCTGTAGCATCATTTTTTGGTGGCAGCGATTCAGCTATTTTGACAATTACCGAAATCCTTCCATGAACCTACCTATTGCTATTTCTCTTGCTCGCCCAGATTCGCAATGGTCTTTGCGAGGTAATACCATCGACGGCCTAACATGGATTGGTCCCGGCGACGCGCCGACCATTGAGGAACTACAAACGGCGTGGGACAATAGACCGTCAGAGCCACTCCCCAACGCCGAAAACTACCAGATCCGAGCATGGATGATCCGCAACGACCTCGACCCTGATGCCGTGCCACAAATGATCACTCAGCTCGTTACTGACGAAAAGGAACGGAAGGAATCACTGATGCGATGGGACTATGCCGTCAGAGTTCCTCGGAACTTCCCGCTTGTGGATGCCATCGGCTCACAAATGGGCCTGACTCCCGAACAAATCGACACAGCCTGGCCGGACATACTTGCTTTATAGGGTTAACCTACTTATAAAAATAGTACTTTAGGTATGGACAGCAACCATTTAATATCTGCAACTAAAACATGACTGTTTTACCATACGCATCCGAAGCTAAGATCTCTGAAGCTCTCACGGCTATTGGAGCGGAACTGATCGGCCAGACCGAGCAGCAACTGTTGCAACAGATCGTTGTAGCTGCGGCTACGACAAGCACAAATGGAATAGTCGTTACATCAGATGGGTACGTCAGAGTCGGAAACATTTCAGATGGCTTAGCTTTCTTCGGGGCAGGTGGGCGAACACAACCGCTTGGCGATAACAATCAAAGCATCACCAATGCAGGTTCAGGTCCAGAGTCAATTCATGCTGATACCGAGTTTGATGGCGGCGCAGGAGGTAACAGTTACACGGTTGGAGGTATCGTCAAAGTATTAAAAGAACTTGGACTTCTTGGATAGAAAGGACTAAAACCATGACGCCTGCCGAAACCCGAGAGCTTGCCGAAGCCTTAGCAATTAACTTGTCGGAAGCCGCGAGAACCGGAAATCAGTTTGTTTTCTTGGCTACACACCTCCAAGTTAAAAGAGTTCTCGAAGAGCGGATTCCTGATTTACCAGTCGCGATTAAGACTCCAAAAGTCGAGATCAAAAGCAGCACACCTATTAAATTCAAACGCAGGTCATGCCGGAACCCGTAGCTAACTTTTTCAAAGGTCTGACAACTCAGCACGTAGGTGTCGTGTGGATTATTCTCGGAGCCTCTTTCTGGCTTGGAGAGATTAAACCCAGAGTCATCGCTGCCGAAATAGCTCACAATGGATTGAAACAAGAGGTTTCTAGGATTGTCGACGCCCTTGACAGTTTTAAGAAAGAAGTAGCTGAGGTGAAATCAGAAGTGCGTGTTCACGCTGTCCTCATCTCTAGCATAGACGAGGTTAAAAAAGACATCAAAGCACTCAGCACCCAACTAACATCACTGTCTTCAAACCGAAACATCGTAACGCCATGAAAAAAGCCGAGTTTCTCACTGATTTCCTCCCGCTGGACGTAACAGAAGGGCGGGAAACGCAGCGACTCCGCTTGCTAGAACCTTTCAGAGTGTATTCTGCGATTCTGGACGACCAGATCGAAGTTGCAGCCGGATTTGAATTTGATGGTGAGTCGATCCCTGTGTGGGCGCAAACTTTCGCACCACCATTCGGTCAATCTAGGCGAGGAGCAGCCGTTCACGACTGGTTGTATCACCATGGCGGCTACTACCGAGCCACAGGTCAGCTTGTCCGAGTCACTCGTAAACAAGCCGACGAGGTTTACAAAGAGCTTGTCATAGCAAAAGGTCTCTCTTTTTGGAGAGCCAACGTGCGTTACGGCGTGCTTCGAGCTTTAGGCTGGATAGCATGGAACAAAAACCAAGAAACCCGCGAAAATGATCCCATCCTCTACTCCTAAAGCTAGTTTATCACGCATCAGCAAAGCTATCGCTAAAGCCAAACTGACAGATACAGTCGTCCTCGTTGGTGTTCGCGGCTACTACAAGGACACTATGGGTAAACCTGGCGTCAATGATCGAGGGATCTACGACGACGCTCTTTTCATCATCTCACCAACTCATTTTTCGGCTTGGAATGCGAACACAGACCCTTCTACGCATCGTCAAGGCATTGCCAGCCTTGTTACTGGAGTGCATCGTTATCGCCGTGGCAATCATGGTATCAGTCGCCCTGGAGGTGGGTACCCTGCTTTTCGTCCCGCTACGAAAAATGAAGAACTTCCTGTTGTCCGCGACGGAGTAACCAATCCAACTCCCGGAGTAGCTATCAATATCCACAAAGGATCTCGTAACAGCACAAGCAGTGAGGGATGTCAGACGCTACCCCCTCAGCAGTGGGATTCATTCTACGCATCACTTAACGGTGAGATGAAGCGGCATAGCGTCAAAGACTTTCCTTACCTTCTCATCAATGAGAGCGATTTACCGTCTTGATCTAATCAAACTCACCGAGTAGTCTGTCGCACCATGTCCGACGCCATCAGCGCCAAAAAGCTACTCCCGCCGCGTAGAGTTCCATTTACTCCGCTTTCGACGGACGTTTTTGTCGTCGAGCAGTTCAATGTCGTCCAGTCTCCAAACGACAGCATTCCTGCATACGGGACACCTCACGACACTATCAGTAAGCTGAAGTCGTGGCCGAATCACAAGTTCTGTCACCAGACCGACCCCGATGAGCAGGGTGACTACCAGCGGGTTTACGTTGCCGACCAAGGCACGCAGCACCTCTATAACTGGGAGACTAGCGATGCCCCAGACTGGCCGACGATCACTCAGACCTTCATTGTCCCAAGAGCGACCTATGTATTTCGCCCAGCCACACCGGACACGACGTATCCACCCCCACCAAGCGGAAACGTCAACACGACAGGTTACTCGATAACCAGCGTCGAAGAACAACGGATCGGGGAGCCAAGACTCGACAGTCTCTACGTAGCAGTCAAAATAACGCGAGAGAACGTCGCACTGACGCAAGTCCGCCGTTACGTCGATCTCGACACTAACACCGTTCAGGAGGAGACAGTTCAGAAAGTTCCAGCCGGAACGTCCGGTTCTGCGGTCGGTGCTTCAGGCACCTACACGGATGTTTCACCACTAAACTCCTATTGGTCCACGTCCTCGACCAAGAAGGCTCAAGGATTGGCAGGGAACGCCGTCTTAGGAGTGGCATCTCGGATAATGTATTACCGGGACAACTACACATGGCCCCGAGTGCTGAACTACATCGACATTCAGCCTATTTTGTCTGATCCAGGGGACATTTATTCGCCAGTAGCGAGGTTCGCTTGGAGGCCCGTTTGGTTAGCAGATTTCTTCGATGGCCCATGCAACTACACAATGGTAGAGCGGTGGACATTGGCAAAACCGATCTTTGGAGGCAACCCAAATTGGAACACGACAACTGGAGGAAGCCCAGATATTCCCGAAGAAACTCCGATGCTGAAGCAGGAGATAGTCTTCAACGGGGCGGAGCTATCCATCAATATCCCTGCCTGTCTGCATCGGGAAATTCAGATCTGGGACTCACAGTTCTACGGGCAATACCCAGCGACAACACCGACAAACTGGCCTGCTACGGTGCTGGCAAGAGTCACCATCAGCCCGGACAACGGCGGCTGGTTGACTCGCATGTTCTACGTCGATTCTCCCGATAGTTCAGGAGTGGCTACCGGAATCGACCTATCTCAGACCTCAGCAACCGCCACGACGTTCACACTGACTTGGTCGATAGACGCTGCCGTTCCAGCCGGAACAATCAAACTGGACGTGGCTACCGACCCAACTTTCAGCAATGGTTTCCTCACTGGATACCAGAATCTGACAGTCACAGGAACGACACTGCAAGTTTTGGGAGCCACCCGAGGACAGATCTACTATGCCCGAGTGTCGCGCGGAGGCGTGAAATCCAATATCGCTGTGTGCTTGGCTGACCCGCAGCCAGAGCTTCTGGTAACGCAGAGCGGACAAACCATTCTTTCAGGAGGCAGTTTGTCCGTAGGTTCCGCAGAAATAGGTTCTTCAGTGTCTACCACTATAACACTGAACAGTGTAGGGTTAGAGTCACTGACAGGTATTACTGCCGTTTTATCAGGAACTGACTCAAGTTTGTTCAGTATCACCGCGCCACCAGTAACTCTGCCGCCAACGACAACGACCAACCTAAACATTCAATTTACGCCTACCGCAGTCGGGTCAAAGACGGCAACTTTGACGATCACTTCGAGTGACGCAGCCTCGCCTTACATCTTGACTTTGACAGGAATCGGCGTTGCCGCAGAAGTTCAGCTTGAGCAGCCTATTGGGAATATCCTAGTCGATGGATCAAGCACCGTTGATTTCGGGACAGTCACCGATCCCGAAGGTTTCGTGGAGCTAGTCTTTAGGCTATCCAATATAGGGAATACGACGCTACGCCAGATCGAAGCGACGATTACAGGCAACAACCCAAGTGACTACACACTACTGCCGCCGACTCTTTTGGCCGAATTAGCTCCGAGCGATTTTGAGGACTTTACAATTCGTTTCTCCCCCCTAAACGATGCAAATTCCACAGAAACACGCACAGCCACTCTCTCGATCACCAGTTCGGATAGCGACGAAAGCCCTTTCACGGTATCTTTGACAGGTGTTTCTGACAGCCCAACAGCTCCTGGAGCGCCGGATCTCACCTACAATCCGAACGCAAACGGGACAATATTAAGTGCCGCAGCACAGTCAGATGGCGAAGTTATCGTAGTAGGTGAGTTCACCAACATTGTCTCGACAGCGAGGAACTACATCGCCAGACTCAACACAGACGGGACACTTGATGCCTTCGACCCGAATGCCAACGGCATCGTGCGGTGTGTCGCTGTTCAGGAGGATGGGAAAATCATCGTTGGTGGTGACTTCACTAACATTGCCTCTACTGCTCGGAATTACATCGCCCGACTCAATGCAGATGGAACCATCGACGCCGGGTATAACCCCAACGCGGATGGAGCAGTGTATTGTCTAGCCATCAAAGAAGACGGAGAGCTAATTGTCGGCGGCGTGTTTGCCAATATTGGAGGAGGGGCCAAGTCTTATCTGGCTCGTCTCAATACCGATGGGACGCTGGATGCCGCATTTACCTCTGAAGTCGGCTCCGTAACAAACCCCGGTGCAGTCTATGGAGTTCAGGTTCTGAGGGATAACCGCGTGGCTATTGTGGGGGACTGGTATGACTCTGGGAATACAACGACCACGACCACGACCACGACGACCACGACCACGACGACTACGACGGAGGAGCCAACTACCACAACGGAGGAGCCAACGACTACGACGGAGGAGCCAACTACCACAACGGAGGAGCCAACGACTACGACGGAGGAGCCAACTACCACAACGGAGGAGCCAACGACTACGACGGAGGGGCCTACCACTACCACGGAAGAGCCTACCACTACCACTACCACGGAAGAACCTACCACTACAACAACCGAAGCTCCCTAACTATGTGGACCGACAAAATCATATCTGAAAATCTTTGGCGCAGTGCGGAGTCTTTTTCTGGCCCCGGATCAGAGTTGAAGAACACCAAGCGGATTTCATTCTTCTTGCCTTTGATCCTTAAAGGGTTGGGGGCCAAATCGCTTTTGGATATTCCGTGCGGCGATTACAACTGGATGTCAAAGGTAGCTTTGGACGGCGTTAGCTACATTGGGGCGGATGTGGCTGAACAAGTAGTTCAACATAATCAGGCCAAATACCCCGAGGTCGATTTCCGGGTGCTGGACATAGCCTCTTCTCCTCTGCCTAAATGCGATGCCGTTTTGGTTAGGGATTTGTTTGGGCACATCACCAACGCAGAGGTAGCCCGAAGTTTGGAAAATCTCAAAGCGAGCGGGTGCCGCTGGCTGCTTTCTACAACTTTCACCTCATGGGGAGAGAATGCAAAACCAGAAAAATCTGGAGGCTGGAGGATCATCAACCTCTGCGTTCCTCCCTTTAGTTTGAATCCGCTTTTACTCCTCAATGAGGGCTGTATTGAAGGAAACGACAAGTACAACGATAAGTGCCTAGGTATCTTCGATTTGCAGAACCCCGTCTGTGGTCGCTTTCTCCCATGAAACTAACAATCTCCATGGCCGCGTATGATGACTACGACGGCGTATTCTTCACCATTCAGTCGCTGCGGATGCACCACAATCTGCCTGCGGACACGGAGTTCGTTGTCATTGACAACAACCCCGTTGGTCAGAACTCTGAAGCTACGAAAAGATTCCTGAAGTCGATCCCCAACACCAAACTCATCGAAGAAAAAAGCCGGAAGAGCAGCTTCGTCAAATATGATGCCTTCAAGCACGCGACAGGAGATGTTATCCTTGGCCTCGACTGTCATATCCTGTTGCAGACAGGTTTCATAGACGCTCTTTTATCTTGGTGGGGCACAAACCAAGGAAGCCCTAACCTCCTTACAGGCCCGCTACTCTACAACGACCTTATCTCTAAATCCTCTCACTTGTCGGAGACATGGCGCGGCAACGACTTTGGAACTTGGGCTACCAACAGCGAGGCTATGAAGATAGGAGAACCTTTTGAAGTCCCTATGCAAGGGATGGGCTGTTTCTCCTTTTGGCGATCCACTGCGCCCCACCCCAATTCCGATTTCCGCTGCTTTGGGGCCGAAGAGTGGTACATGGCTGAACGCACCCGCCTCAACGGTGGAAAAGTCGTCTGCCACCCTCAGATGGGTTGGATGCACCGATTCAACTGGCCTCCCCGCACGTTCCCGATGGCTCTCAATGACAAGATCGTGAACTACTACCGAGGATGGCTGGAACTGTATAAAGATACCAATCACCCACGTATGCAGGAGATGACCAAGCATTGGTTGACACTCCTTCCACAAGACAAACTGGACGAATTGATTAAAAAAGCTAGATTGCCTTCCGTATGAGCATACCTAACCGAATCGCCGTCCTTAATTCCAATGGGACAACCGACATTTCTTTCGCCCCCGGAGCAGGGTTGGATGCCACAGGATACAGTGTCCAAGCGACCCCAGACGGCACGGTAATTGCAGGGGGCGCTTTCAATATGGTGAGTGGTTCGGTGCAAGCCAAACTGGCTTTCTTCGACGCTGATGGAGCGCTTCAAGAGAGTACACCGACGCCCAACAACACCGTCCGCACACTCGCGCTGCAAACAGACGGATCTGTGATATTCGGCGGGGATTTCACCAATGTAAATGGCTCAACGCGCAACCGAATCGCCCGTCTCGAAAGTGACCTGACACTGGAGTCTGCCTACAACCCGAACGCCGGAGGCACCGTGTATGGCCTGCTCAATCAAGAGGATGGCAAGACCATCGCTGTCGGAGCCTTCACGACCATGGGAGGAATAACCAGAAACCGGATTGCACGTCTCTATAACGACGAGGCACCCAAAACACTTTCGGTTCTGTCAGTCGATCTAGTTCAATGGTTGCGAGGAGGAGCATCCCCAGAAACCGAACGTGTCTCCTTTGAACTCAGCACAGATGGCGGCACCACGTATGCAGACATCGCGGGAACTATCACTCGGACTGAAGGCGGCTGGCAGCTTGTCCCATCTTCCTCTCTGACTAGCGACGGAATTATCCGAGCCAGAGCCTACCCAACAGATTCACACAGCGAGGGTCTCATTGAAGACACGGTTACGTTTGACGTGAATCCTGAAATCGAAGTGTCGCAAGGCAGCACCATCCTAGTGGACGGCGTGAGCACAGTTACTTTTGACGACACACAACTAGGATCATCCCGAGAAGTAACGATAACCATTACGAATATCGGCCTCACGCACCTTGATCTACAAGGCGCAACTAAAGTTCATCTGACGACCGGAACGCAGTGGTCTGTAGTTTCCCAACCAACTTCACCTATCGAGTTTGGCGAATCAGTTAATTTCACCCTCCGTTTCACTCCTACCTCCGCAGGGGTGAAGACAGACACCGTTACTATCGACAACAATGACCCTAACGAAGACCCGTTCACTTTTAGTCTGAGCGGCGAGTGTCTCCCCGGCCCCGGCTCGGTCGATACTTCATGGCAGGTGACGCCTAACGCTACAACCTACGCTACAGCTTTGAATGCCGCTGATGATGCTTGGGTTGGGGGAACTTTCACAACGGTAAATGCACTTAACCGCAAGCGTTTTGCTCGAATCAGTGATGCAGGTTCGGTTTTAGCCCAGACAGGTAGTATAGGGAATGGCGAAGTATTTTGCTTCTGCCAACTTCCAGATGGTAAAGTACTGGTCGGCGGAACATTCACATCGGTAAATGGGGTCACACGTAATCGTCTAGCTAGGTTTACTTCAAGCGGAGAGTTCGATGCCTCTTTTAATATATCAGCCAACAACCTCATACTTTCACTCAATTTACAAGCCGATGGCTCAGTTATTGTCGGTGGAAATTTTACTGTATTTGGGGGCGTTAATAGGCTAGCACTAGCTAAATTAACACCTTCAGGCGCACTGGATACAAGTTTCAACCCCACCAATGCGAGTAGTGTTTATGGTGTAGCTACTCAAACAGATGGAAAACTGATTGTTTACGGGTCTAATGTATCTCCAGTAATGCGTTTAAACGCAGACGGATCGCAAGATTTAACTTTCTCTGCAAATGTAAGTAACGGCGTAACAGCAGCTTCACTGACAAACGAAGGTAAAGTATTGATAAGTGGCGTGTACAATAGCATAGATGGGGTAAGCAAAGAAGGACTTAACCGTCTCAATCCAACAGGATCTCTTGATGCTACCTTCAGCGAGGTTCAAGCCGCTGTGAGATCTCTAGTTGTGCAGTGCGATGGGAAACTAATCGCAGGCAGCAATTCTTTAGGCGATTTGGCATCCACCGAACGGCTAGTCCGCCTCAGCGCGACCGGAACTGTTGACTCTACCTTCGTAGCTTCCGCACGAAACAGCGTATTAGGTCTTGGGCTACAGTCAGATGGTAAGGTTATAGTCACCGGGCAGTTCACTCTTGCAGGAGGAACCACTAAATATGCCGCACGTCTTATCAACGACATCGACGCTGCTACTTCCGCACTATCGGTGGTGAGTGAAACGGAAGTTCAGTGGCTTCGTGGCGGAACAACCCCAGAGACTCAAGTCGTAGTTTTCCACTACAGCCAAGATGGAGGAACTACTTGGACGAGCTTGGGGCAAGGAGCACGGATAACTGGAGGCTGGAGACTTGCTTCGATAACACTCCCCATTTCTGGCTTACTTCGAGCACAAGCCTACATTCCTTGCGGGTTTAGTAATGGCAGCACGTCAATCCACGAAGAACAAGTTTTTTTCTCGAATCTGGCGGCACCAGATCTCGTAGTAGAATACCCTGTAGGCACGGCTATCGCGGATAATGGAATTGCAACCTTACCGGGAACACGCCCGGATCAGGTAACGGACGTTATTGTGACTCTGCGAAACACAGGAAAGGCTACTTTGAGCAGTATCGTAGCTTCCTTCGCAGGAAGCGCTGGAGACTTCTCTATCGTCAGCTTCCCGGCCTCGTCGGTTTCTGCCAACGGAACGACGACACTTACGTTGCGTTTTGCGCCGCCAACTAACGCTATCGGGGTGAAAACCGCGACCTTGAACATAGCCTCGAACTTGCCTGGATCAAAAAATCCCTACCGAGTCAGTCTTCGAGCCAGTGCCGTCGGCATACCTGTAGCCAAGACAGGATCTAGCTCGGCTCCTTCTTCAGGACAAAGGACGTTGAACGGCACTTGGAGAGCTAACCACGATACCGCTTCCGCCTACTTCCAATACAAACTAAGGTCAGCTACGACGTGGAGTAATTCGACGGCTTTGACTGTCTCCGGGTTCACAGACGTAACTTCGCCTATCACGATCACAGGCTTAACTCCCGGACAGGTTTACGAATACAGGGCCATCATCTACAACGCGGTCAACGCAGCGGAACCTATTAAACCGCCAGCTCCATTCATTGGCAGCACCTCAACCTTCACCGCGACATGACCAACGAGCAGGAAGAGAGGCTAGCAGCTATGGAAGGGGAGCACGGCGATGAACAACAGTTTCAAGCCGTCCAGAACCGCACCGAAGAGCTGATAAACCAGAGTTTTGATCTGTTTAGGATCATCTCTGGCGGTAGCCATACTTCCGTGCTAAAAGGTAACAACCACCTAATCAGCTACGTACCATGACTGAGGAGGAATTTAATAACCTGACGCCCAAAGAACGAGCTGATGCTTGGTTCACGGAGCTTGGGCAGATGCTGCGAAAGGCGCAGCAAGACATTGTATTCCGAGCAGATAATGAGGAGACGCTTGTCGTTTCAGGGTTGACCACTATCGTCGCCGAGAGGGAGGACATCTACCGATGACGTTCGCTCAATATCAACAGCTTCAAGGTTTTGCTAGAAAGTTGATCGCCGATAAAATCGCGTCGATACAACCGAGAGCTGGAAACCTAGTGAGCGTCATTGGGGATGGCATATCTATCGAGCTACCAATACCCAGCGCAGCCGACGAAGAGGCAGAAGAACGATGGGTGTTTACTTTGTATTGCCGACTCCGATACATCAATATCGGACAAGGAGAGTATGACACAGAATGGTCAGACTGGGATGTTGCTGCTTGGGCACCTAGAACAAGCTCTGGGCTTTTACTCCAGAGCTTTTTCTGGCAGCAGACAGAGTTCTTCAATATAGTCCCAGACGAAGAGGAAGCGCAGCCATTCGGACGTTCGGTAGAGGTGGATTTCCAGATCCGCACATCTCCAAGACCCTACCCAGGCGGAGGCTGGCCGGAGTTCGAGAACGCGCAATACCGATCACCTATCGAACTCACTTTAGAAGAATATAATGTCGAGAACTCAGATGTCATAGAGACCTACAAAATAAAACTTCGTCGCAGCGGGCACCAACAGACTTTCAACCCGAGATCACCCAACACATTCTATGAGTTGAGACCCACAGCTTTTACGAGACTTTGAGCGTATCAGGCTTGACTCCTACAGTGCGTCAACTAAAATCAGCATCAAAATATGGCTACCCCTTCACCTTACGGAAATCCAAATTGGTTAAAACGCCAAAACAGGCTTATGACCGCTCGGTCAGCCACGCCGCAGGATATGAACGATCCTCGACAAGCCGCTCAATCGTTGTATGGAGCGGGCATTCAACTCGGAGAGGACGGATCTCCGCGTGCTACTAGGGATTTCGGATCTCTTCTAGGCTTGAACTCGTCTCAGATGAATGCGTTATCCAGAGGAGCAAAACCGGGAAGTTTCTCTAGTCTCGGACAGCCGACAGGCTCGATGTATGCCAACAATCCGGGTTTCTTTAGAAACAGATTACGTCAGCGCAACCAGACGCTCGTACCTGGAGCACCCGCAATGAGCCGAGAGCAGCGTGTAGCGCAAGCTCAGAGCGAAGGCACGTTCGACACAATCCGTGACAGATACAACACCGACAACGCTGGCGCAGGCTTGTCGATGAACGAGTTCGGCAACATCAATAAGGTAAACCCGTTAACTCAAACTCAAGCAGCTCCGCTACCGTCTTACCTGAAGCGTCCCGCGCCAAGTCTCGATCCTGATACTCCCGGAGGTGCTTCAGCAGCGGCTAGATCGAAAATGATGCAGCCACGTTCGGTCATGGGTGCGCTAACTAAAGGATTGGATTACAACCCTCTGTCCAGAAAAACAGCTTTAGAATCTCAACCATCAAGTTCTCAAGCAACTACGTCTTCCTCAACTAATACGCCTGCAAATCAGCAAGAGGTAAACCGCGCAGGTCTCGAAGACCGAGCCGCAGGTCTGCGTTTGCTTCGAGAGATGAGCCAGACTCCGCTGCAAATAGACCGAAAAGCTGGAGGAGGTGCTGATACCCTTATACGAGGGAAGTACGGGGAGGGTTTTGCAGGTAATCTTCCTCCCGGCGTAAAACGCCCAGCGGGCTACGAAGGAGATGTCAACGGTCGCCCGTTCTCCGAGGTAATGACTGGACTCGCCAACAAACAGGTCCGTGAAGGAACTTGGCGGAAAGGTGATCGACTACCCGAGGGAATGACCGAGAAACAAGCTCTCTCTGAAAGTGAAAAAGCTCGTCAGAGCAGACAATCCCTCCAACGCTTGACTAAACGCTAATGGACACACGTTTTACCGTCGCAGATCTCCGTACCGCCCTCTACACCGAGGTCGATGCGACGGATATTAACTCCTCGTTGTTCCTGCCAGCCTTGAACGAGGTGGCCGAATACTTCACTTACAGTGGCGCTTGGAAAGGCAACACTCCGAAAGTGACGATCCCAGCCTCCGATGGTTTTTTCACTCTACCACGGTGGTATAGCAGCGTGTTGACACTCCGCTACCAACGAGTTCCACGTCCTATCTTCTCGCAGTTCTATGAGTTCTCCGAGTCTGGCCCAGGAGAGCTTCTCGATACCGAGTCGTTCTACGGTGTCCTAGCTGATATGGGTGATGGCTTTGTCACTCAGTCTGACATCATCACCGCAGGAACGCTTCGCGTCACTATCGGAGGCGCTGGAGACGCCGCCAAGGTTATCAGGCTGTATGGGACGGATGCTTCTGGCAACGTCATCTATGACTCAGCCGGAAACCAAGGTCTCAACCTCACGACAGCAAACCCATCGGCTGACACATCTCAAGTATTTGCCACCGTGACAGGCATCCAAGCGCCAGCAAACATGACTCTGCCTTGGACGTTGAGCGTGGTGAATGGAGGCGTCCCGACGCAAATTGGTTCATATTACCCTGGGGAAACCCGCCCTTGCTACAAACGCTATCGAGTAGGCAAGACGGATGAAGCCATTCACACCATCTGCCGTCGTCGCTTCATTCCCCTAGTAGCTGAGACAGATTGGGTGATCGGAAGTCTGCGGGCCTACCGCTACGGTCTGAAAGGACTCGCTTTCGAGAAAGCTGGGCAACTGGCTGAAGCACAAGGTTGTTTCTCTACAGCTATCGGATTCCTCAACGACGAAGCCAAAGCCTCCCGTGGCGGTGCTCGTCCGATGCTGAATATCACCACTGAATTGTCCCGAGGAGTTCAAATCGGAGCTTAACTATGCCTGCTACCCCCAGTTTTGAAGAGATGTTCGGAGTCGGCAAAGTGCCGATTGCGAGCTATTTCAACCTTCCCAAAGGCGCATCAGCCGACACTCAGTTCTCGCCACAAGCGAGGGAGCTACTCAGTCAGGGGGAAGATTATGCCCGTGAACAAGCCGCCAGAGAAGCAGAGATCGCTGCGGAAGAACTGCTTGGCGGAGCGGCAAACATGTCTGACGATCAACTTCAGCAGCAGCTAGTCCAGAATCCAAGGTTGTTTGGCACCCGAGCTATCCAGCCGCTGAGTGGCTATGTTCAGTATCGTCAGAGCACGTCACCTATGAGTGATGAAGTTCTTGGGCCAGTGATCGAAGCGAAGATCACCGACCCTTACCATAAAGAGCGTTTCCGTAACCGGATGCTCGAAGAAGGTCTGTCGGCGAACGACGCCTACGACGCTTACCTCACCGACGAGTACAACAACAAGTTCGAGGTAGCTCTCGCCGAAGCAGGCGTCCCAGAGACTGAGTACGCAAAGCTCAGAACAGCTTCTGGAAAGTTCGATCCAGTTGCCGTCCCTCGCGCCGTGGCAGCGGCAAAGGCAGCAGCTAAGTTGAGCGGGACAGGAAAAAGAGTCGCTCCAGTAGATGAAGAGGTTGAGTTTCTCAAAGATGCTATTGAGCAGCGTCAGAAGATTTTTGAAGCCACAGGTAGAGCCGACAAACTAGCTGAAGATCCTGTGATGGCTGATTACATCAGCCGATACGAAAAGGCGGCTAGTGAGAAACTCACAGCGCTGCGTCCGCCTCCGAAACCAGTAATCGGACAAGCTGTTCAAATACCTTCGCTGCCTGTCGCAGTTGCCTCCAATAGACCTATGTCTCCGCAACGGGAGCAAGTTCAAAGAGAGGAAAAAACGAAAAATGCTGAGTTTAATCAAAAACAGCAGGTAGCGGATACGGAATGGACCAAGCAAAAACAGAACTTGTACCAGTCCATAGGACGCATCTATCCAGATGAAAACCGCGTTTTAGGCATCGCTTTGGATATAGCTGATGGCGTAGAGATACCTGTTAAGACAGAGACTCTTGTTGACGATTTTGCTGTTGGCGAAACCGAAGTAAAAAGAAAACTAGATCGAGTGATAGCTGACGAACTCGGAGTAGGCTTGAATGATGTCGCTTTTGTAGAACCCGGCAATCAGAGAACCGGATCTCAGAAAGTGACTTACGGTGAACTCATCCGAGAATGGGCTAAGGAGATAAAAGATCGTTTCGAGGCTTCTCAATCTCAGGCTGGACAACCCGCCTCCAGCGGTGCTAAGATTGAGATAGGATCACCTCGTAAATAAGGTGGTTCATACCCCACCTTATTATGCCTTGGGAAATACCTATTACAGTCGAAGACACGACATACCCCGTTCGCTTTAACACGGAGGTAGAGCCAACTCAGGCAGATATTGACGAAGCTGTTGCAATGATTATGCAGCAGCGTTCGACTCCAGCCGCACCAGCCGCCGATCAACCTGGTCGTCTCGGCAGTTTCGCGTCAAACGTAGGACGTGGGGCGCTTTCCGTGATCCCTGGCACGGTCGGTGGTGTTGGTTATGCTTTAGGCTCAGATACATTGACAGGTGCTGCTGACACCATCGAAGGTGGTATCAACCGAATGCTTCCGGTAAATCCTGAGTATCAGGACGAGCTACTGATGAAGGGCGGGCAAGCAGTCGGTCAAGCTATCGGTATGCTGGGCACAGGTGGAGCCGTAGGAGCCGCAGGAAAGAGTCTCGCTCTATCCAGAGGTCTAGCTCAAGGTGCCGCAGCCGCTAAAGGAGCCAACTTAGCGAAGAACGTAATGCTCGGCACCGGGATAGCCCAAGGCACGCGAGGCGGTGGTCAAGCTGCTGAACAGTACGGTATGCAAGGCGGAGCAGCTTATGCCCGTGCTCTTCTTGGAGGGGCTATCGAAGGTGCGTCTGAGCGTTACTTGTTTGGTATGGGCACAGAACTTGCGCCTGTGAAGAAGTTCCTCGGAGAAGCCGCTGAGAAAGGCGTTGGAGGAATCGTCAAATCCGCAGGCACAGAAGCGGGCGAAGAAGCCGTTTCTCAGATTGGTGGCAACGTCGCTACCTCGGTGCTGGCACCTTACGGTGTCCAGACTCCCGGAGTTTTGGAAGGCGTTGGTGAATCGGCCCTTCTCGGAGGTATCGCTGGGGGCACTATCGGAGGTATTAATGCGCTCATGCAGCCATCTCCAACCATCGAAGGCGATGCGTTGTTTCCGCCAGAACAAGCTCCTCCACCTGTCGAAGAGCCAGAAGACGATTACGGCGTGGCTGCATTCCAGCAGCAAATGACCGAAATCGCGGCTCAACCAGATCCGATTGCGCCCATCCAGCAGACAATCAATCAAGCCGCTGTCACATCAGTTAAAGCTAAAGCTGACTTGTTGCCTGCGACCGCAGCAGTGATCGAGGCTGGCGGATTGGCGACTACACCCGTACAAGAAGAAACCCCCGTTGGTGCGCCTATTGTCGAACAACCAGCGTCGGGGGTGTTGTTGCCACAAGATACCTCAGATTCACTACCGATTGCAAATGAGACTTCCTTAAAAGAGCACGAATCAAAATTTCTGACAGCCGATGGGCGCAGATTTGTTCCAGGCGGATTTGAAAGATACTCATCTACGCCTTACGGCAGAGAGGCCACCACAGGTCTCCCTGTTTACGCAGGCGACAAGAAATATCGGCCTACAGACATCGCTTATTTTGAAGATGGAGTGATACACAAAAATGTAATGGTTTCAGGCGCGGAGTATTCCGTGATGATTGCAAAAGACGGCGGAATCCACTTTGCTCCAAGAGCAGGACTAGGGGTCGGCGAAAAGGCAGAGGGTGGGGCCTTTGCCACCATGAATGCACTTGGCCCACATTTGCGCGAGTTGATTGATCTAAAACTCCGGTCGAATCCTTCGCAAGTGTTTTCAATTCAGCCTAACAGCATAAAGAAATTTCCACTGTTCTTACGCTATGCCAAGAACGCAGGATTCAAAGTAGATGGTAACTCGTTTACTGTTCCTTCCTCCCCACAACCAGCGCCTGCCCCACAACCCACCAGAGAGGAACAGACCTTCGAGCCTGTTGTCGAACCACCTCCGACACTCGACCAACTGAGAGATCGGCTGCGAACATCTCTCGCACCGAAACCCGCCACACCAGAACAAGAAACACCGCTTGAACAACCAGAACCCGAGCCACCAGTCGTCGAGGAAACCACCCCGCCCGAGCAGCCAATACCAGCAGTCGAAGAGGCTCCTGCGCCTAAAATCACCTCCGAGGAAGTTCCGAATGTCGAAGATGTGATTGACGAGCCGGGGGCGGCTGAGGTAGGTTCGGGGATGGAAAAAACCCCTGTCACGCAAATCAAAAATGCTCCTAAACGAATCAATCTGTCTGGCGCAGAGTTTGACGTTGTAGCCATCAACGAGGATGGCACACTACGAGTTCGTAACGATGAAGGCGGGGAGTTTGACACTTCGGAAGGCGAATCCTGGACTGAGGTAGCTCCCCCCTCGAAAACGTCAGCAAGCGACATCACCAAAATGTCTCGCGCTGAGTTCATCAAGAAGGAGATTGACGCCGCAGTATTTGCCAAAAAGCTCGCTATCCAAGAAGCAGAGCAGGCGATTCGCAGCAAATGGACGCCGAAGAAACCGCTTCCTGTTGGGGTTAGCAAAGTCACCGCGTTCCTCACAAAAACCCGTTACACACCAGACGAGAAGAAGCTCCTTCATGCCTACAACTTCGCTCAAAGAATGCGCGGAGCTGAGGCGATCCGTGACATCTCTGAGACCAAAGGCGCGGTGTGGGATGAACTATCCCGCAAGCAGAATGAAGCTCCAGCGCCCACACCAATCGTCCAGCGTGACGTGACGAAGCCGGAGCAGATGACGCCAGAGGTAGGCTCGGTGGAGGCCAAACAACAAGTAAAGGACAGGAGGGACTCAATACCCGCTGAGGACTTGGCCGACTACGACGAGTTTATGTCTCTGCTGGAGCGCCGTGGTCCGGCTCAGAGTAAAGTTAAAGGCTTCTCTTTCACGAAGACAGACGAGAAGCGTTTTCAAGAACTTGGCAAAAAGCTCCGCAAATACTTGTTTGAAACCGTCTCTCCGGCTACAGACCCGGTGATATGGAAAGACACAAGTGGCCACGATATTCACATGTCCGCCAAACGGACTTTTTACACCGTCGAGAACGGACGAGTTCGAACGGGAGTCGCCTTTGAATCAGAGCGGTTCATTAAAGACTTCAACCCGAAGCCGATTCCTGCGGAGTTCGTTGAGAAAGCCAACGCTGTCGATTTTCTCCCCGAGGGCTACGTCCGTCAAGGCGACCTCTACGTGTTCCAGCCGAGTGGCACGGTCGAGGCGGTGGCGGAAGAGAAGGCTCCAGCCAAGCTCACTCCATTAGCCAAGAAGACACCTGAGAAGGTCGAGCCTGAATATCAGGCGACACTAAAAGACAACGGCATGGTAGTGTGGCAGCATCGCAAGCCGGAAGAAGTGGGCGGCGGAATCTATGACCGTGAGTATGTGAGTTTGGTGGACGCGATGAACGACGTTGCAGACAAGTTCGGTCGCCGCTTCGCGAACACCGTGGAGAAGCAACTGAAAGCGACTGGTAAAGCCACCAATCGAGCCACCAATCGAGCCAAGCCCGCTCCACAACCCAAGCCAGCCGCCGAAGTCGAGACTCCGGTCGCGGAGGTGCCTGCGACGGGGAAGTACAGCGTCTATCAAGCAGGCGGACGTTGGCTGATTCAGCAGAGCGACAAACGCGGTTTTGGAGATCAAATCGAAGAATCTCAGGAAGAGGCTATCAAAGAGTCCCTGCGTCAGCAAGACATGGAACGCCAGAATAAGGAGTTCTATCGCAAGCAAGAAGAAAAGGCTGCGGAGGCTCAACGCGAACTGGAAGCTAAGGAAAAGCCTCTGAATGACTATCTCGACACTCTCGGACTCACAGCCATGCAGCGAGGGAAGTTGAAAAAGACACTTCAAGAGAGTGAAGGACGCCGCAGTCAGAAAACCGGAAAGACTTACTTTGGTGGCCGCGAACAAGTCACCCGAGATATGGTGGCTGACGGTTACACTCCGACAACCAAGCAAGTTCCAGCAATAAAAGAACCCACAGGTATCCAATGGAATAGAATGAGTGAACGCGAGCAGCGCGAATACGAGAAGAAAAAAGCTGCTGCCGGAACGAAGACCGAGTACCGCCTAGAGATCGGGGACGGAGATAGCATTTTCGTCGTCACCAAAGCCGAGTATGATTACGCAAACTGGCTGAAGTCTGAGAAACCAGCCAAAGAGTTCGGTTCGACCAACACCGTCGTAACCAAGGAAGCCAAAGACAAAGCCGCCAAGAGTCTCCGAGAAAGTTTAGGTCAGACGAACGTAGGTTTAAATCCCGCGACCCTAAAATACGCGATTACTGTCGGCACTTACTACCTCGAAGGCGGGGTGCGTAGCTTCGCAGACTTCTCGGCCAAGATGATCGAGGAAGTGGGGGCAGCTATTGAGCCTTACTTGCGGACGATCTACGACGCAGTTTCACGGGACTTGGAGCACCTCGCAGCCGTGAAGGCTGGTGACATGACGAAGGCTCAGAGGTTGGTGGATGAGGCTGCGAAGGCGGCGGGGTATTCGCTGAAAGTCTGGCACGGTTTCAGGACTGGACGGACAGGTGATTCCTTCGACCCGGAAAGACTTCTGACTGGTGAGGGAACGGCGTGGTTCGGAGACGACCGCTTCTACTTTGCCTCCAGCGAGCAAGAGGCGAGTTCTTACGCCGGAGGGCAGGGGTCAGTTGAGTCGTTCTTCATCCCGGAGCCGACGCTGATAGGTTTCAGCAGCATCGACTCAAACCTACTCGAAACCCAAGATGGCGATGGCGTGGTGGCTGGCTACCATCACCAAGCCGACGTGTATGGCGATATACCGGAGCGCGTTTCCGATCTGATCAAAGACGGAAAAATCACCCGGAAGATCGCTGAAAAATATGCCGGGAAGCCAACCGAGTACGCTGTCAAGTCGCCGAACCAAATCAAATCCACCGACCCTGTGACCTACGACGATGCAGGCAACGTCATCCCACTTTCCCAGCGCTTCAATCCCGAGACGCCAGACATCCGGGGCTACGGCGAAGGCAACATCGGAGTTTCCAAAGAGACGGCTGATGCAGCAGCCGCTCGTATGCGCAAGAATCTGGGGCAGACGAATGTGGGCATCGACCCAACGATCCTCAAAGATGCGATCACGATTGGTGCATTCCACCTTGAGGCGGGTGCTCGTAGTTTCGCAGACTTCTCGGCCAAGATGGTCGAAGAGTTCGGAGAAGGTGTGCGTAAATACCTCCAACCTGCCTACGAAGCTCTGCGCAAACGCACAGACATCGACACCGCAGGGATGGATGCTGAAGAAGGTGTTGAAACCGCTCCTGTAGCCGAAGCACCGACAGCGCCTGCTGCGGCCCCTGCTGCTAGAGTAGAGGCAGAGACACCAAAAGCGGCTCCGACACAGGCAGCTCCGAGACCTGTCGCAACACCCACCCAAGAACCAGCTACTGTCGCAATCGCCAACGACCCTGTCGATATTCAGCGTGAAGCTCTTGGCTTGCCTCCGATCATGCGGAAAACGCAAGAAGCCTATACCTTCCCGCAGATGTGGTCGGACGCTGAGGCGGCGATGCAGGCGAACCCAGAACGCGGGAAAGCTCTCGTCAAGACACTGAATGACAATCCTCGCAATATCAGCGCTCTCGAAGATGCTATCCTCCTGCGCGAACGAGTGAATCGAGTGAACGCTCTCGACCTCGCCATGGTCGAGTTCAACCAAGCTCCAAAAGGCAATAACGAAGACCAGAGAAAGGCGTTGGATGACGCCATTACGTCGCTCACCGATCTTGACAACGCCCTTGCTGTAGCCGGAACAGAACAAGGTCGCTCGTTGAACGCTCGCAAGATGCTGGCGAGACAGGACTACACGTTGGCTAAGATGATCTCCACGCTGCGTGCGGCGAACGACGGCGACTTGTCCGAAGCAGACTTAGCTACAGTAACACGTCTTCAGAAACGCTTAAAAGATGTCCAAGATCAACTCGCAGAAGTGGAGTCAGGACAAGCTGACCGTCTTGCTGAAGCCGAGAAGGTCGCTTTTGAAGCTGGTCGTCAGGCAGTGCTGAAAGACATTGAAGAACGAGCCAAGAACGAAGCTGCGAAGGTCGCTGAGATGCAGAAACGTAAGGCCGAATACCTAGCTGCGAAGAAAGAAGCCGCCAAGACTCCGAGCAAATGGGAGGAGATTCGTGCGGCTGCCCGAGCTAGAAACGCCGAACTCCGCAGCAATCTCTACAGCGACGTGGTGCTTGTCAAAGCCGCTTCGATGGCTGTGAACGATGTCATCATTGGAGCTACCTACATCGCCGAAGGCGTCACCAAGTTCGCTGACTGGGTTTCCAAAATGCGTAGTGAGGACATCAACCTCACTGACGACGAGATGCAGCAACTCTTCAAAGAGTCCAAAGCCTTCGACGCTGGCGAGGACTTGCCTGCTTCAGAAGCACCTTTGAAAGTGAAGAAGGCGAAAGCTCCGGCTATCGACAAAGTCAAAGCTATTGCTGCCGACGAGGAAGCTCTCGACTCCCGCACGGTTTACAATTTGGTGGTCGAGAAGATGAAGGCTCAGGTTGAGGCAAACCCCGCACTGAAAAAGGTTGAGATGAGTGCGGACGACCTCACCAACATTATCAGTGAAGTCACCGAAGACGTTCAAGAGTTCTTCCCAGACATCACTGAGCGTGAAATTCGCAATTTATTCTCTGGATACGGGATTATTTTGAAGCCCTCCAAAGACGATCTTGCCAAGCAGATTCGCCAGTTGAGTGCTCTCGGGAAACTGCAATCAGCTATCGAAGATGCTGAAGCAAAACGCGCTCCGTTGAAATCCGGGCCTCAGCGTGACAAAGCCACCCAAGCCATCCGTCTCCAACAGAAAAAACTTGCTCGCGAGCTTCGCATGATGGGCCGCGATTACGAGGCTGGTGAAGAACAGCTTCGCTCTCCGCTCGACGCCATCAAAGCGCGTCTGAACAACCAGATCGACGATCTGGCAATGGAGATTAACGCTCGGAAAAAAGCTCCACGGCGTCCATCTGTTGATTACGACAAAGACACCCAGGAGCTTGCCGACCTCCGTGACGAACTGAAACGCATCTCCGACTTCATCAACGCGCCTGCTGGCCCTACTTTCACGGAGTTGGTGAACGAGGAGATGAAGAAGATCGACGCCCGTATTGCGGAACTCCAGAAAACTCTGGCTGAAGGTAACTTCGCCAAGAAAGAAGATGAACTTCTCCATACAGCCGAGTTAGATGCGAAAAGAGCTGTTCGTGACGCTCTTAATAATACTTTGCAGAAAAAGCGCAGAGAGGCAGCAGACAAACTTCGCACACAAGAAGACATCGACAAAGAAGCCCTTGAAGTTGTCGAAGAGGCCATCACAGAACTAAATCGCAAGATTGAAGCGGAAGACTATGCTCTCCCACAACGTAGAACACCGACTCAGACAGCCCAATACGAAGCTCGGGTGAATGAGAAGAAAAGATTGCAACAGAAAGTCCGAGACGCTCGGGCCAACTTGTTCGGTCGCAAAGGACTAACCGACGAGCAGCGCATCAAGCAGGCTACCGCAGCCATCGACAAGTCGATTGAGCGTATGCAGAAAATGCTCACTTCAGGCAACTACGACGTTCCAAAGCGGACATCGAAGACGCCGGAGACGCCCGAGCTTGCACAAAAACGTGAAACTCGCGACAAGCTCCGCAAACAACTGCTCGAACTGCGCAAACTGAAGAGAGATGCTTTGATCGACCCAATCGCCAAGCAGCTAAAAACGGACAAGAAGCGCATCCAGACACGGATGGACAAGCTCAAGAAGCGCATGGAAACGGGCGACTTCAGCAAGCCTGAGAAGCGTAAGAAGGCCACGGACGACGAGTTGCTGGCACTCCAAGTCGAGGAAGAGAATCTCAAAGAAGCATGGGCTAAGATGGTGTTCGAGCGTCAGTTGGCTTCTCGCGGCCCAGGTAAAAGACTGCTCGACGCCGGACAACAGACCCTAAATACCGCTCGCGCAGTTCTTACCAGTTTTGACGTGAGCGCCGTGCTGCGTCAAGGAGGGTTCATTGTCCTCGGTAATCCGCTTCGCGGTTTCCGTAATCTTGGGCCTATGTTCCAAGCTTTCGGCTCGGATAAGTTTGCCAAGGAAGAGAAGTTCCGGCTTGAACGTCGCGAAAACTTCAAAAACGGCGCTTACCAACAGTCGAAACTGTTCTTAGCTGATGTCAACAAAGTGGACCAGATGACCCAACAGGAGGAAGCCTTCATGTCTCGTTGGATCAAAAAGCTGCCGAAAGGTGCTAAAGGCTTGTATATTGGCAGTGCCATTCAAGGTTCCCAGAGAGCCTACACGGTGTTCTTGAATCGTCTCCGCATGGATACCTTCGACGCCATGGTTGCCAACCTAAAGAAGGGGTCTGAGCCTACTCCGCAGGAGATGAGCGCTGTGGCGAACTACATTAACATCGCGACGGGTCGTGGAGATCTCGGCAAGTTCAACCAAGCCGGGACGATGCTGAATACCGTGTTCTTCGCACCACGTCTCGTAGCCAGCCGTTTTCAGATCCTAGCAGGTTATCCTTACTTCACAGCATCTGGGCGCACGAAGGCTCTTGTCCTCCGCGAATATGGGAAGTTTTTCGCTGGCGCAACTTTGGTGTATGTTATCGGGGCGCTGGCTCAAGGCGACGATGACGAGCCGATTGAAACCGATCCACGTTCTAGTGACTTCTTGAAAATCCGTTTTGGTGATACCCGAGTTGATCCTCTGAGTGGTTTGATTCAAGCCACGGTTCTCGTATCTCGACTGGTGTCTGGTGAGAAGAAGCAGGCTTCCGGGAAGATCGTTCCGATCAGAGGTGAAAAAGTTCCTTATGGCGCGGATGATTCTTTCGACGTGATGGGTAACTTCGTCAGAACCAAGTTCAGCCCTATCGTCGGTTCAGCCGTGAATGTAGTGACTGGGAAGAATGTCGTGGGTGAGCCGACAGACATCGGTGAAGAAACCAAAAGGATGCTTATTCCAATGTCCTTCACTGAAATGAAGGAAACCCTAGAAGCTCAAGGAGTTCCTGAAGCAACAGCCTTGATCATGCTTCAGTTGTTCGGTATGGGCGTCCAAACATACACTCCCGGTAAGAAATGAAACAACTACTCGACACTTCTCGACCAGTCTCCGGCATGTGGATTTACACGCAACCTGAGACTGGCGTTGTGTTCAAAGACATCCACTGGAACGGGTTCATCAAGCGAATCCGCGCCCATAGACTAGCCAATGACCTTCCATTACAAGGCGGTTGGGTCGAGGAGCTGCAAGACACTCTCTGCCGGGAAAACCCGGATCTGCCCTGCAAAGAGGTCGGTGAGGTGGAGAGATACTTCACGCAGGATGACGTTCAGCGGTTCGTCTCCACCATGCTTGAACTGAACTCGTCGAATGAATTGGTGAGTGAGGAAGAGCAAAAACGCCGGATCGACATCTGCGCTACCTGCCCCAAGAATGTCAATATGGGCGGCTGTAAGTTTTGCGTGTGGATTGCCCAAAAGACCACCGAGCTTCTGTCAGGGCGGAAACTGTACCGAGTATCTGAGACGCATAAACGGGCCTGCGGAGCCTGTGGATGCGACATCACCGCCAAAACAGCAGTGCCGTTGGCGGTGTTGAAGATTGTGGATGAGAAGCTAGGAACTACGCCGGACTATGCTCCGGGATGCTGGATGCTCACAGAGTAATGATGTGTTTCTCCAGTTTCGCGTGAGCTTGATACCCTTCGTCGGTGACGAGGATCTTGAAATGCAGTTTCCCAGGCACGCCGGGGATGTCTTCAAGGCTGTTGAGAGCTTGTTCGATTCCGTAGGCCGTGCGCTTTTCTAGTTGCGCGTCCTCTGCTTTGCGAGCGAGGAGCTTCTGCATGGGAGTTTTGACTTGGTCCAAGAACGGATGCTTGGCGACAGGTGCGTGAGATGAGTTGGTGGTGGCGGTTTGTGACATGGTGTGTGTAGGTATTGGGTAATCTTGTCCTGGTATGACGATTCGTATCATCTGGCGATTCGTATCATCTATTACAGGCAGACATTCGTGAATGCACTCCACGTTTCCCTCGTAGCAGGTGTTGGCTCGGAGTAGCGCTCGGGTTAATCGGAACAGAGGCAGGTGGTCGCATGACCCACCGTACTCGGGCGATCCGTCAACGTGTCCGAGATAAGCTGCCGTCGTCCCTTCAATATTGTTTGCCAACAAGATAGCTTCAGGCCGAACTTCATAACCCGGACCCCTGTTCCAGCATCCGGTGTGAGATCCAGACCCTGACGTATCAGCTACCCAATTTCCGTCGATATGTGCTCCACCTCTACGGTGGATTTGCCCCGCTTTCACAAAAGCCTGATCTACGGTAACATATAGCGTGCGGTTTCTTATAAGCACAAAAGGTGCGAGCATATCCGATATAGTATCCTCCCATGCTGCTAAACACTCAGGAACTCCTTCATCAGGCGTAAATTTTACCATATACTGACGATCTCCTGTAAATTCAGGAAAGCGCACAGAGCCATGTTGTTTTATTTTTGAGTGCATGTCTATTTCTCTTGGAGTTTCCTGACCCATCCTGCATGAAGCACCTCGTAACCAAGTGTCGGCAGGATCTTTTTGACGGTCACTTTGTCCAGTTTGCTCATCTCGACGATAGCGCCGACGCGAGGCTGGTCCATCGTATTGAGAGCTTCGAGGACACGTTGTTCCTTAGTGAGCGAGACAGACTTCGGTTTATCCGGCAAAGGCTGCTTTTTGATCAAGGTGTTGATTGGTGGTTGAGCTAGAAGGACAGCCTGTGATATTTCAGCCACGGTTGGCGGTGTGGTTTCTGGGGGTTTTACCCAACTTTCGTGGACATCCTTCAAGACTTCTTCATTCACCAATATTCCACCTGTCTGACTCTCCACTACTTTTTCGAGGAAAGTCTTACCGAATCCTTCCGGTCCGGTAATCACTTCAGGCCAGACGATCTTTTCGCCGATCACCAACCGATGCAGCGACCCGTCTTTGCAGCCATGCACAATCACAGCTTCGTCAGGGATGATGCCGCCTTCTGCGTGTTTCTCTTCAGGCAACGGTTCGCAGATGATCTCCTCGAAGTCACCTCGGATGTAGTTGCAGGTTCTCCATCGGTCGTAGATGATACGAGCACCATGGACTCCTTTGCGGAAGAACGCCCAGCGAAGGTAGATGTCCCAAGGCACGGGTGGGTGGGATACTGGGTCGGGAAGACTGAGATCGTTTAGCAATGGAGCCAGCTCTTGATCCTTGTGCATGTGCGGCGGGTAGATTGCCACACCAAGCAGCATGTTGTCACCTTCGATAGGGGTGAGATTGCCTTCCTTGTCACGCCATGCGGTAGGACGAGTGAAACCGAAATAAGGTTTCCCAGCAGCGTGATACTCGTTTCGGAGCGTCACGTCCCATCCTGCTTTGATTGGGCAGGCGTCTGGTTCGAGCCACAACCAAGGCTGGTTGTTACCGATTTCACCGAGATGGCGAATGGTCCAGATGAACATGCGGTCAGGACCGACAGGCCAGCCGTTTGCGAACTCGTCGTCGGTGAAAGCTACCTCAGCGTTGAGCTGAGTGGCGGCTGACTCTGCCTCCGCACGTAACGAAGGAACTGAGACGATGAGAATCGGAGCCTCGACGACTCCAAGGCGATTGATCGCCTGAGTCAGGAGGCGGAGATTTTGGGCGTCGGACGGGCCGACAGGGATGACGATTAACATATCAAGCGAGCTTCCCTCCGTGTTTGTGTGAGCGTGTCAGATTGTATTCGTGCTTCGCTTTGATGGCGTCTCCAATGCGCAAGCCCAGGGCTGCGGAGGTATCGAGAGCCCGGATGATGATGTCCGCCAGTTCCTCTTCTACGCATACAAGAGATCGTGGGCCACCGAGATCTTGCACGACAGCATCTTTGTCGCAGGGGTCGTGGAGTTGACCTCTACGAGCGGCTTCCCAAAGCTCGCTGACCTCTCCGTGGAGATTGGCGGTCCAACGTGCGAGCCGTTGAGTTTCTGTTTCAGAAGCGTCTGTGTCGTGGAAGCCTTTGGCTACAGCGTTTTGATAGACGACGTGTGAGAGTCGATTGATATTTTGATAGTCGATGTCGATCATAGGTTTTCAGTATATCGAAACTACACCGCTTCGTCAACCTGCATTTTGTTTTGCACGTTTGAATCTTTCCAGATGGGCTTTTTCCGCAGCGAAGAACTCGGGCAGACGAGCACACTGGTATCCGTAAACCATCTCTCGGGCTTGCTGGAACGAGACGCCTGTCAGCTTGACTACCTCAGAAGCAACTGGGTTGATCGAAAGGCTTCTCTTCACGCCTGGGTATTGCCAGAAACCGGGAGGCGAGGTCGTGAGATCCAGAGGTTTGAAAATCGGATCGCAGGAAGCCAAAGACAAAGCTGCTCGGTCGCCAATGGCAGGCAGCACGACTTCTCCATTCGCGACGTGTTGAACTTCAGGCAATCCGGTAGCTTGAGGAAAGACGCAGTCAGGAAAGATGAGACTCGTCTCTTGGATTCGACGGTGCTTGAGTCCTTCAGCAATCGCTCCTGCGCTGCTCTGGTTTCCGATGAATAGCTCCGATCCTGCGATCAATTCCGCAACTTGGAGCAGGTTGTCAGTTTTGACGTGCTCCACTTTGCCATAGTCACGACAGAAGTAGTGATGTTCGTGATCTAGACCGACGAACAGAATCAAGTCTCGGTAGTGGTCGGCAATTTTCTGCCACGGGAAGGAGGCGTTCCGGTAGCGTTCTGTCAGGTTCACCACGACTCGACCTTTGGACTCCTTCGAGGGTTTGGCCTTCAACCACGGTGTCGCTCCGGTTATCGTCAACCGAGACTGCTTGACCATGTTGTAGTGGTTCAGGTGAGCTTGCATCAGCGTCTCGCCTTCAGTGAAGTGCTTCAACCTGCGGAAGTCTTCGCTCTCCCAGTCAATCTTGTCATTAGCATCGAGGATCTTGAACTCCTTGATGTAGTCCTGTTGAGCGACGAGCGGCTCCAGCAGCTTGAACAGTAGAACAGCTTTGTCGGCTGTCTTCGCTTTGGTCATCGTCGAGTGACGAATGCCGAGCGAGTGCGGTCCTCCGGGAATGTGCTTCAGCAGATTCAGGAGGAAGACTACATCACCGCAATCACCTACAGAGGAGACCCACATATATTCACGCCTTGAAGAAGATGAACGTCACTTGGGCCAGAGCATTCTGCATGGTCTGGTCGAGCGTCAAATCGTTGGTTTTGTTCAGCTTGTAGTGGTCTAGTTCGAGTCTGGCATCGACAAGCGTGAGTCCACAAGACAGACCCAGTTTCCGCATTTCACGCATCCCATAGAACGGGTGAGCTGGACGAACTTCAGGATCGACCAGATCGAAACTGGCTTTGTGATCTCCGTTGTAAGGTGAAGGCCACTGACGGCGCTCGTAGAAAGTCCAAGATGGGACGTAGATGAGCATGTAGCCGCCTTCTTTCAAGACACGACTCCAGTTCTTCAGAGCGGTCGGGACATCGACCATGTGCTCAAGACAGTGACTGGATACGACAGCATCGAACTTCGCATCTTGAAGTGACTCCAGATATTGAGCATCCCCGTCGCCTAGATCCCAGCCGACAACTTTAGTTGGATGAGGCAGCTTGATAGGGTCGGGGCCGCAGCCAATGTCGAGAACGTCGCCTCGGAGGAAACTGTAGTCATCGTTGCGAAGTCGGGTGATGTGAGATTTAGATTGTTCGTTCATTCGCTTTCAGGTTATCGAAGCTACCCCGTTTCGTCAATGTTATTCTCCCCAGCCGCTGCCGTTTCCTCCGGTAGCCCAGCCAGCATCCCCGACAAGGTCGTCGCGGAAAGATGGCTTAGGCGGCGGGGCTGGCTCCCACCAAGGTAGTTGTGGTGGAGCTACTTTTGCTCTCTGAGCGGCTCTGGCGGCTGCGACGAACTTGTGTCGGCGACGGCAAATCTCGATGAGTCCTACCCATGAGTCGGCTCGGTCAGGACTGTGAACGCCTGTGCGCTTCTTCATGTCGTCCTTCGGCTCGACCTGAACTCGGTTTCCGCGCTCGGTGTAGGTGCGGTCGCACATCTCAGCCATGGTTTCAGCATCTAGACCTCGAATCTGTCCGCTCGCGACGAACTCTTTCCCGACATACCAAAGCTCGGAGACACGATTCACGAAACGCTCTTTCCCCTTTCTCCTGTCTGTGGTGCTGACAATCATGTCCGAAGCCGCGCCGGAGAAGGAGACGAGTTGGAAGCCGTGACCCATCTTCATCGCAAGGATGGTAGCAAACGGATCTCCGCCACCTGTGGCATCTGTCCCTCGGTCTTCGACGGCGACGTTCCTCTTCACGCACTCTGCGATGAATAGTTCAGCAAGCTGCTCGTTTCGGTCCTTCGTCTTATGTCTGGCGTCCACCTGTCTCATCAGGTCGAGTGTGTCTGTCTTCAGGAGGATCTGGCGGTTGGCTCCGTTGATCTGAGCGACACCGAAAAGACCGAAACTGGCTGCGGCGGCATCCCCACCTTTGGAGAATGAGGGGTCTAGGAATGCGACAGGAGTTGGTTTGTAGAGCCATTGATTGACTCCGTGAGCGCACAGATTCGCAGACAGTTCTGGCTCCGAATAAATAGTGTCCGTGGCTCCCGTGGGGCACGGGAACGACTTCACCATTCGATAATATCCTGGGGAACGTGGGCCGAAACGCGCTTTGATCTCATCCAAGCCTTCTTGAGTAAGCAGCCCTGGGTAAACCTGTTTCCCTGCTCGCACGTTCGGTGATAGCTCCCCGTCGAAACGAATGCAGAAGCCGTTGACTTTGGTGCGCCACTCGAAGGTATTCTCGTCAACACTGTTCCACCCTCCGGCTGGCTCACAGAAGAGTCCCATTGGGTCGAATTGGGAGCTGAAGTTACCAGAAGCCAGCATCTTGAACCCGTCATTCGCCATCAAGTTCGAGGTAGCATCGTAGAGCGCATGAGTCAGGAGTGGAAGCTCATCAGCTAGCAACAAGAGGTTCTTGGCTTTGAAACCGATGAGGCTGCTGACATCATCGTTACCTTTTCCACCAGCTACCAGCGCAATACCGACGAGATCGTTGGCCTTTCCTTCCTGCGTGAGACCTGTGATCTTACCTGCGGAGGACACCAGTTTCCCTGGCATCATCGGCGGCAGTTTCAGAAAGGCGTAGAGAGAATTGAAGTAGCGAGAGGCTTCATTCCACATTCGCTCCACCTCGCCCCAAACTCGGTTTCGAGAGTCTTTGAGAGATGTGGAGGTGATGAGGACTTTCGTGTTCTCGGGGAAGATCAGGAACGTGCAAACCGCGTACATGGACAAGAACGCCGACTTACCGGAACTGGCGTGACCTGAAATAGCCATCAGTTTCTCGTCTCGGACGTGTCGCAAGATCGTCTCTGAGTAAGGATTCCAATGCCACTTGAAGGGCCAATCTGCTCGACCGAGAACGTGGTTCACGAACAGCTTGAAGTGCTCTTCCCAGAGCAGCAAGTCAGCCCCAGGTAGGCGTGAAATCTTGTCGTAGTCGCGCAGGATCTGCATCTCGATCATCACATCCGGCAACTGAGCATGGAGCCGACCTGTGTTCTGATCACAGATCGGATTCCATTTTATCCCGTATCGCAGTCGTTTAGCTGAATCCGGTATTGGCGGACGTTTTGGAGGAGACTTGATCATAACGTGTTAGTAAGCCCACTTAGCATCTCCGAGTATTTCATCAGAGTCGGACCACCATTCATCCCACTGGTTGTTACTAGCTGCGTCCCATGCCGGAATGTTAGAGGCAGCATCCTTTTTCGTCAGGGACACAGGCAACCACTTGATGCGGTTGTTTGGATAGATGGCAAGTTGCCCGTTCTCCAGTTTCAGGACGTTGGCCTCCTTGTGCTCTTCAAGCAGTTCAGAGTCGCCGATGTCCAGCAAGCCGTTAGCTTGTCCTTCTGGTAGGTAGTCAATGGTGAACCAGTAGTGTCCGTTGGCTGGGGCGTGGCCTTTGCCTAAGTTGACCAGCACTGGAACGTCGGAGAGTTGGTCTTTGCGCCAGACTTCGATGGAGCCCGATAAGCATTCCCACATTTGCACCTTGTGCAACGGCAGCGCTTTCACGTCGTCCTCCGGTTCATACCAGTAGAGGCAGTGCGGCGGAACTTTGTCAAAGCAGGCAGCATATTTATCCACCCACACTTGAAAGCAGAGTGGCCGATTACGCATAGCACGAACTGATAGCAGCCACGCAGGTTCGTATTCAGTTGCTAATCCTCCGAACGCATCACAGCGAACAAAGACACGGGCTTTTGGACAATTTACATTTCTCATTGTTGATCTCCTTCCATTTCACTTCCTAAAGTTCCATAACCGATGATGTCCACCCAGTTGTCGCGTTTGGCACTCGTCACACCTCGGGAGATTTTCAGAAGGATCATCATCGAAGCTACATCTTTCGGGGTGAATTGCACGCCTTTGTAGGTGCTCCAGAAGTCCGCGATGCGTTGGAAGCTGGCTCGAGCCTCGCCGTAGCTCTCTGCTCGATCACCACGAATCAGATCGCGTGCCTCTTCAAGCACATCTGTCGTCGTGTCTGGTGGTGTGTAGCCTGCGGGTAAGGTGACGTTGAGAGGGATGGCGTAGTAAGAGCCTTTGCCCGGAATAGCAGTAGTGATACCACCAGCCCATACTTCGTTTGAAGATGACCAGAACAGTGATCCGGGCGGCAGGGTTTGCCAGTGCTTCGGACCTGTGTACAAGATATGTGTCGATGGAGGTGTCGGTATTTTTTCTTCACTCATATTAATTAAAAGGGTTCGTTTTCTTCTTTCTCCCGCTGACGTTTCAGGTCAGCAACATTTTTCTTTTTGTGGCACTTGTGACGACAGAGCAACTGGAGGTTTCCTTCTTGATGCTGGCGTCGATAGAAACTGATTCGTCTCGCTGTGTCTAATCGGTGGTGGGCGTCTCCTTGCGGTATGATGCAGTCGAAATCGAGATGTTTGTCGGTTCCGCACTCGACGCAGGCACCTCCTAGCTTGAACAAAAGTTCAAACTTAGCTTTTCTAGCCCACTCTTTCTGTCTCTTAGCCATCGACCGCTCTGAGCAAGGCTCTAGCTTCTGAGGGTTTCAAGGAGGCTGTGTTGTAAGTGACCGACACAACTCGGGACATTTTCATCTTGGCTTTGTCAGCCAGTTCGCGAATACGCATCTCTTTCTTTCCTCGTCCTCGGTTGATCCGATTGACGATCTCCTTTTGGAGTTTTTCAATTTCATCGAGAAGAGAGTCATACTCGCGGGACAGTTTAGTGAATGATTTAAGCAGTTTGTCAGTGGTCATAGGTTAGCAAAAGTCCTCTTCGTGTTTTATGGTTAGGGGTTTTTTAGCAACCGTACCTTCGCGATACGATTCCAAAAGCTGTAGGGCGGTGAGTAGTCGATCTTCAGTGACCTTCTTCTCCTCAATCACGGTAGCGACGGCGAAATCGACTGTGTCTGGGACCATGAGGCGGTACACCGTAACGACGGTGTCTTGTCCTCGTCGGTCGAGACGGGCTATCATCTGCTCGTAGTCCTCGCGGCTATAGGTGAGAGTCATCCAGACGAGCGTATTGCCTCCATGCTGAAGGTTGAGTCCGTGGCCGACACTCTTGGGATGCGCTACGAGGACGGGGATTTTCTTGTTGTTCCAGTCTTCCAACAACTGTTTCTGTGAGGTCTGGTTCTTGGCGTCAGCGAAGAACCTAGCCTGTGGGAACGCTTTACGCAGTCGCTCCTGTTCGTGTCTGAAGGCACAAGCAACTAGGACAGGCCCATCTGTCTGCTTGATGATCTTCTCCAGAGCTTTGATCTTCAGGTCGTGGATGTCATGCCACTTGCTGTCCGCATCGTAGATACTGCCTGACGTGAATTGAAGCAACTTGGCGACCAGAGCAGCAGCGTTCGGTGCTGTGATCTCAGCGGACTTCAGTTGCAGAACCAACTCCTTCTCAAACTCTTTGTAGTCGTGGACGAGGTTTGGAGACAGTTTTACCTCCACATCTTCAACCACAGTCTCAGGCAGATTGAGCCAATCTTTCGAGCGAAGTGTGAGAGTGATGTCAGCGAGACGGTTCTCGATGGCTTCGTTGGAGCCAGGCAGTTCCTTCCACTTGTAGCCTCCGTACCCTGTTTGCTTGAAATAGGTCTGCTTGAAGTGCTCGAAGGCTCGTCCAAGACGTTTGCCATTATCGACGAACCGAGCTTGAGCGAAGAGATCAAGGAGGGAGTTAGGCGCAGGGGTGCCCGTAAGCGCCCAGATTCTTTTGTGTTGATCATGTGGTATTTCTCGTCTATAAAGATTCGCCCTACGCCCCGTAGGGTTTTTCAGCTTAGTACTTTCATCTATGATTGTCAGGTCAAACGGGAGTCCTAGCCCCATGCTCCTCCGAGTCTTTACCAACTCTACGAGCTTGGGGATGGACTCGTAGTTGCAGACGTAAATGTGAGCTTGGTTGCGTAGGAATGCACGCTTGCCAGCCGGAGAGCGTAGATTCGCCACTTTCATCCACTTGAAGTCATCCCAGCGCTCGACCTCTAGAGGCCAAGTCAGGTTGGCTACACGCATAGGAGCCAGCACCAGAGCGCCGATGGTTTTCTTCTGATGGAACAGCTTGTTGAGAGCTGACAAGGTCGCGGCGGTCTTACCAATACCGACACCGACGAAGCCGAGAGCGTGGTCGTGTTCGAGCAGGTGCTTGGTGAGCAGATCCTGGGGTTCTGAGGAGGGGAACTTCATCAGCAGAAATCAGTTTTCTTTTCCAGCAGTTTCAGAATGAAGTATTGTCCATCCTCGACGTTGTCACACCAATCGGCGTCGCATTTCATGGACCGCAGTTTTCTGATCTCATTCGTCTGTAGGGTAGTTGGTTCTTTACCAGCAGCCTTCACTTCGAGGAACCCGATCACGCCTTGCGGGGTGATGATCATCCGGTCTGGGACGGCTCGGCGTGCTGGGGAAGTGAACTTCAGATACAGGCAACCGTGCTTCTTGGCGAAGTCACCGATCTTGCGTTCGATGTCTTTTTCAAGTTGTGGGCCGATAGGTTTCATTATTGGGCCTGCTCCTCCGTCGGTTTTTCTTTCTTAGATACCGATACGGACAAACTATCAGCCACTAATCTACCTATAGCGTTGCCTATAAGAGTGTTGTAGTTGGATTTATTTAGAAACCGATAGATGTGGTCGCGAAGCATCTCATCCAGAGTTTTCGTACAGAAATCGTCGATGTTCATCTCGTTTACTCTTCGGGTGAGTTCCTCGATTATCGTTTTCCTGAATAGCTCTACATCGCACGGGACAAAACGGTCGAGCATTTCGTTTGTGAGTACTTCTGGCAATCTGACTTTAGTAGGTTGTTTCATGGATGTTTTTTTAGTTGTGGGCCGATTGGTTTCATGGTCTTGCCTCCTCGACTCGGGCGTTCTTCTCCAGGCGTTCGAGCCACTCAGGAGCAGCGAGTCTGGCGAACACGTAGGACGCCAGAGCGAATGTGACTCCAAGCAGAAACATAGCTGGGAAGAACGACGCGATAATGTCGTTGAGTTGTTGGCGGAGGTCGGGTTTCACAGGATCAGTTCGCCTTGAAGTTTGTCCATCTCTGCCTGCTTCTCAGCAGCGCATAACTCCTGAAAGCAAGGGAACAGGATCAGGTGGTTCACCTGCGAGATGGCGTCGTCGAGAGCATTGTGGTGGGTGCCTGTGCGCTTGGGCATCTTGATGTGTGGATACATCGCTTTCAGGGTGCGGTAGCAGCGGTCGTTGTAGAACTTCCACGGAGCCTGCATCCCGACTGCGTCGTAAGCAGCTTTCAGGATCACATTGTCGAAGTTGGCTCCGTTGCCCCAGAGGTGGACGACTGCGCAGTTGTGCTCATTCCGTGCCTTGGCGTCTTCGTTGTCGCACCAGATGCCGAACTGCGTGAGTGCATAACTGAGTTCAACCGACTCCTTCTGGAACTCGGAGCGAGCCTCGTCCGATTGTTTCATCCACCACTTGATCGTCTCGGTGTCGATGAGCATACCCGCGTCAACACAGCTCTGCATGTCAATACGCATGTAGAAGGGGGTGCCGTAGGTGCCACGTTCGTCGAACTTGGTAGCTCCGATGGAGGTGATGACGGAGCCGGGGCGGGTGCCGAGGGTCTCCGTATCTAACATACAATGTGTTGGTCTCATAATTGTGTGGGGTTGAGGTGGCAGAGTTATTTCAGTTTCTCGAAACTGTCCAGTTTTACTTCTGATAAAATTCAACGCTTCCGCCTTCGGCTGCTAGGGGCATACCTTCTCCCCAGTCGCGCAACTTCGTAAGACAACGAACGAAGTGATCAGGCGACCTAGTTTCAGACGGGTTGTATTCGGCCAAGTCTTCATCGTGAATGATCATCAGCGTCGGATAACCATTTGCTTCAGCTTCGATCAAACCTGAAGCCATGAAATCGCCTGCGATACCCTGAATCTGGTTGTTGCAAAATATGCCAGGATGTATCTCGACTCGACCCCAGTGAACGGTCTTTGGAAGCTGAGAAAAGATGGTGATAGCTTCGCCAAGTCGGACGCCTCGTATGTAGGGTTTCTTGGCTTTCTTCAAGTCTATCCCAAGTTCAGCTTGTTGCTTTTTAGCTTCGATCTGATTCGGTGTCGGATTGAACAATTTCTTCATCACCTCTTCCTCGACTAGATCCCCATTCTCATCTTGAACAAAAGTGACTTCGACCCATCGTAGTTGAGGAACAAGCTCAGGTTTTGGGTAGGCAATCTTCCGTCCGCTGGGAAGACGCAAGAACAGATATTTCATGCCTGCGGTGTGGGTGCTGAAGAAAGCGCAACCTTTGCCGAAAGGGAACATTTTACCGGAAGTTTTGATAGCTGCTTTGGAAGCACGCTCGATGTCTCCCCACATGCTGACAATCGAAGGATTGGCTTCACGCCATGATTTGATGATTCCTGGAAGCTCTTTCTTGGTCAAACCCTGCTTGAGGGCACCCATTCTGACGAGTGCTCCGGTGCCGCCTGCGTAGCCACAGGCCAGCTCTCCGGCCTTCGCTTTCTGTCTCAGCGGGTGGTGCTTCCCGTGCTCCTTCTTGTAGTCATCGAAATCTTTCATGGTGACTCCGAACATCTGGCAAGCAGCGGCTTCGTAGATCTTACCATGTCCTTTGAATACTTCAAGTTTCCATTCCTCATTCGCCTGCCACGCGAGTAGTCGAGCTTCGATAGCTGAGTAATCAGCACTGAGCATCGGTTTCCCATCTTGGATGAAATGACGAATACAGGATGCGATCACCTCCAAAGGCGGTCCATAATTCAATCGCAGCCAGTCCACATTACATCCTTCGCAGATGTCTTTGTAGGCTTGTGGAGACAGACTCTCCATGTATGGCGCAGGCTTCTTGAAGTTCTGAGGCTGAACGAGAGAAGCGCTCCATCTTCCGGTGCCCGCTCCGTGATAGGTGTGCGTCCCTCGAACCCGGTTGTCATTAGGTCCGGCACAGTTGATCATTGTCGGTATCTTCTTGATCGAAGCGAAACTGATGTGCTTCTTGATCTTCAACGCAGCGCTCAACTCAGGACAATCGGTTTCAGCCTCTTCGTCAAAGTCTTCAAAGAACTCGTCGAGAGTAGCAGCTTGGAGGTTGTCGTGCTTGAATCCACGCTCTTTGAGCCAGACAAGCAACTTAGCTCCTTGAGAAGGTTTCAAACCTGTGAGAGCAAGAAACTCACGCTCCAAGGTTTCTGTTTCCTCGTTCACCAGTTTCTCCGCCTTCCTCAGAGCGTCGAGGTTCACGGGAAAGCCACGGCAGTTGATCTCTATATCGAGTAGGAAAGTTTGGAGCGGGAATCCTGTAAGCTCGAAGTCTTTGAGGGTCTTGTGGATCTCTTGCTCGACACGAACATCCTGGATGCAGTAGTCGCAGAACTCTCTGAAAGCCTCCGGCTCATCAACAGGGTCAATGAAATCCCCTTTCTTTTTCCCGACGTTCTGGGGCACTGAGAATTTACGGATCAGACCTTTCCCCTTACTGTCCTTCAGGTTGGTCAGTTTGAGAGTCTCCGCCAGCTTCTCCAAGCTAGCAGGCAGCGCGGCACGTCGTCCCATAGCTGCGGTGCAGCGCCATTGGTGGTGCGCAGGTGGTTTGAAGCCAGTGGTCTTTTCCATGAGTGCGTCGAGACAAGCGATCTCGAATTGCGCATTGTGGGCATAAACGACGGAGTCTGGGCGTGAAAGTTTACACAACAAGTTGCCGACATACCCTGAGTGCGTCGTCATAAAATATGGATCATACTTGGTCCAGATCCACGGTTCCTTCTCTCCTTCAGCAATCGCGATGCACAGGATCTCGGTGCTTGGGTCTCGGGCATAACGGTGAGCGCCGACCTTCTTCAGGTCAGCTCGGGACCGTGTTTCGATGTCAACGTGGTAGGTGGGCATATATCAAAACAAAAAAGTCCTCCCGCCTGTCGCTCTTTTCGGTTTATAAGCCGCGTGAGATCGCTGACACAGTGTTGAGTCCTTGCGGACTGCGGGAGGAAATTGGTTTTACTTACCTAGGTTCAGCCAAGCTGTGACTAAACTGATTGGAGTTACCACTCCAATACCGTGTAGTGCTTCAGCTTTGTAAGGTGCCTCGAAGTCGCAGTTTACGAATTTGTAAAGGTTCATCATCCAACTGCTGATTGTGAACAGAATCCAAGCTAAAACAAATAGAAGTTTCATGGTAGTAAGTGTTTGAAATTTGAATTGCACAGGCGGGGCGCTATCCCTTCCCGCTTAGCCGAATCTGGTTTGAATCTCCGGCTCTGTGCAAATTGGTTGCAGGCTCGGCGGTGCTACCTACGCATTTGAAGTTCTAGTATGGGTAACATCTTCTTTATCGCTGGGACGACCTGCAAACTGGTTTAGACATCGTCTCCTGAGTCTTCGGACTCGTCGGAGAACACGTCTTCAGCGCGGACACGGGTTCCGCCACCGCTGAGAGGCTCGCCGTCCTTGAGGAACTGGATCGCCTCGAAACCTGCGAACAGGCCGCGACCACCGTTCTCCGTGCCGTAGAAACGCACGACGACCTTGGCGTAGCAGCCAGAGTAGGGCTTGTTGTCTTCCGCAGCGAGTGGCGTGCGACCGTCTGTATCGACGATGACAGGGCGATTCTTGTTGCTGGCGGAGACGACTTTCATGCCTGCGTAAGCAGGTTTGATCTCGTCGTCCTTGTCAGTGTGGGTGTTGCCATCAGAAACACAGAAGCGTTTTGGGTCTTTCCAGGTAAGTGGGTATTTCTTCCACTTGTCGAGGGAGACGTGCTTCACAGCAGCGTCGATGGATGCAATGGAGGCTTTGTCCTTGGGATCGACGATGCAGGTGATTTTGTACTTGGGATTGCCTTGGTTGAGTTGTCCCTCGAACGGCTTGAAGCAGTGGAGGTAATCGACGCGGCATTTAATGATGGCGGTTGCTGGATCAGACATAGTGGTATCAGTATTGTAGTTTGGATTGAGTGTATAAGAGGCGCAGAGTTGCGCTTTAACGAAGTAACTGTAGTTCGAGAAACAGAAACTGTCAATAGCCTATTTAACAGAAATATATCGAGGTATCTCTTTTTGATCTTTGTCGTAACGCTTACCGAAAACAGTGTCAAAATACACATCCACCCCCGGCTGAGATTGGCTACTTGGTCGTTTCTCAAAATAGCTTGGCGCTACAAAAGCCGACGGTTTAGGTACTAAGATAACGTCTTCAAGTTCTGCGGTTTCCCACTCAGGGTTTATAGTCAGAAGTTCTTGTTTCATTGTGGGCTTGTTTGCCATTCTTCAGTTTTATCGGTCATCAAGCACGGACCTTTGTAGCCTCGCTGAATGTGGACGGCTCCAAGGCTGAAACCTGTCTGCGGCCAAGGTTTTGCTGGGGTGGGGACAAAGACGATTTCCTTCATCCCGAAGCCCGCAGCTTTCATGTCAGACTGTCGCGCTTTCATAAAGAAGGCATTCACCAAACAGAGGAACACGACGTTATCGGCAACTTCCATCGACTTGTTGAGGAAGGCGCGAAGCTGGGACCAAGGAGGGTTAGTGCATACCCAGTCATAATGCTGCGTGATGTCTGGATCAAAGAAATCAAACCCGTCGTCGATTTCACACCACTCGACAAAAGCGAACTCTGAGTGCTCAAGCATGGCTGTGTAGAACGCGCCCATGCCGCGACATGGATCTAACCGTTTTCCCCGAACATCGAAATGTTCTACAATTTGTTTAGCCAGTTCAGGCGGAGTGTAAACTCGATCATTACCTCCTTTAGGTGCTAGTGGTCGGCTCATATTAGCAAAAGTCGTCGTTTGGGTAAGCGGCTGAAACTCGGGCTTGAGCGATGGTGAAATAGGCTTTGTCCATCTCCATGCCGATGAAGTCGAATCCCTCTGCTCCGCAGGCTTTGCCTGTGCTTCCACTACCCATCCAAGGATCGAGCACCGTTCCTTCTGGAGGTGTGATGAGTCGGCAGAGGTAACGCATGAGGTCTGTTGGTTTCACTGTTGGGTGATTATTCTTTACTGACTTGATGCTGTTTGTTCCGCTGGCAGCTTTATACTCTGTAACTCCACGCTTCAGTTGTGCTTGAGCTTGGTTGGATGCAGCTATGAAAGAATCATCAAGACCATCGCAGCCGTCGTTGCGGTCTGTTGAGTTGGTCTTGGCGCAGTAGAAAAAGCGGGCTGATGAGCCGCCATTGTCGTCGTGCCTATATGTTACGTGCGGCGTTTCCCTGCCCTTAGCAACGCTTTTGAACTCTCCGTTGTTCCTTGGGGTGGATTTGCTTGAGGCCGTTTGCGGAAACAACCCAACCACCTCGTCGCTTCCGTCGTGGATCAGGTTCGCAGGCCAGCGTCCTTGGGGTTGTTGGAACTCGCCTGCTCCGCCTTCGCGTTTGTATCTCCAATTCTCCGCGCCGTCATGTCTTTCGGAGCCGTCCTTTGCGTAGGCACCGCCGTTCAGGTTCTCTGTCGTACCTACTCGGCAAGCATCCACGTTAATCGCTCCCGTGTGCCACTTGAGCACGTTGTCCGCGACGGTGCCTTCGAGCGGCTTCCGCGCCAGCGTGATTGGTTCCAGTGCGGGTTTTAGTGCCGTGCCCCAGCCTTCCCACTCTTCTTCGAGTTTGTGCGATTTGGGGAACCCAGAACCGTACACCCATGCAACAAGGTCGCGAATCTCGAATCCTGCCAAGCGTATGCCGAGCGCCATCAAGTCCTGTGTCCGTGTCCCAGCGAAAGCAAGAACGTGGCCTCCGGGTTTCAGGACACGGAACACTTCTCTCCATTGCACAGGTTGTGGAACGAAGTTGTCCCATGCTTTACCCATGAATCCGCTCTTGCTTTTTACGTCGTGGTGCCCGGTCTCCATCCAGTCGCGCAGCATGGCGAGTGCATCTGGCTCTTTGCCAAGTCCGTATGGTGGGTCTGTTACCACCGCGTCAACGCTGTTGTCTGGCAGCTTTTCCAAAAGCTCTAAGTTGTTTCCCTTTAGTAGTTGGTAAGTCATAATCAGCAAAAGTCCTCCGCTCCGGTTTCATCAGAAAACACGTTCGCCAGATTCTCCGAGCCATAAACAGGGCGTGGATCGTCAACGGAAACGAGCGTCGGCCCGCCCTCCGGCTTGACGATGAGTTTCTGAATTTCTCCCCATTCAGCTTTCTCGAAGTCGTGCTCGAACTCGGAAACTTGCGTCGGGGTGATCAGATCCTCAGTTATGATGTCCTCGCGTTTCAGCTTGGTCAGCAGCTTCTCTTTGGCGAGGTCGGGGTAGCCCCATTTTCGGTGTCCGCCTTTGCCCTTGACCAGCTTCAGGCCGGGTAGTGGTTTGCCGTTGAGAGCCATCGACGTTGCGTATTTCTCAGCGGAGGATAACCACTTTTTGATGTCGTCGATCTTGAGCACGATTTTGGAGAGAACGTCATCTGAGATGCTGTCAGCTTTCGGCAGCTTCGGCACTTCTCCGGTCGTGATTGTCTCCAGTGGTGTGTCGTCGAGGAGCCACTTTGTCCGGGCCTCGCAGAACGACTCGCAGGGGCAGAACTGACAGGTCTTGGTGCCTGGGCGGAACTCCAATGTGAGAGCTTTGGCTTGGATGTCCTCAGCAGGGCCGAGAACTCGGTCATCAGTGAACTGGACAAGCTCTTTGTAGTCAATGGTCCAAGTGCTCTGCTTATCACCTTGCCGAACGCGAGGTTGGTAGATGTGCATGTGAACCGCAGGCATCGGCTTGTTGGCATACCATTGCTTCATCGTGAGGTCTAACTGTTGGATCATCGACCGTGCATAGATCGCCATCTGTAGGTTCTCGAAAGCCGAGACTGCCACGCCCTGACCATATTTGAAGTCGGCAATGTGAACCCCGTCGTCGGCGATGCAGCAGAAGTCCACGAAGCCGTTACGGGCAGGCATGTAGAACAGACTGACTTTCAACTCGCTCCACCATCTGTTACCCATGCCTGTGCGTTTGATGTGATCAGTGGCACCCGGAGCTTTCTTGTCGAGACAGAAATCAACGAACGCCTGCGCGTGCTTCTTCATGTCCGGCGTGGCTTTGTCCGACAGCTTGGTCTTCTTGAAGAGTGCTTCAACGGCGGAGTGCGCGAACGTCCCTTCAACCGAGAACTCGGTGTCCTGCGGCGGTATGCGGTTGGCGTTGGCTACAACGTAGTGAGGTTGGGCTGTACACGAACTCCACGTACTCGCGGAACTGGCATTCAGGTTTAACTTTAAGTATCGGGATGTGCTCATAGGCTTGTACTGCCAAAAGGCGCAGATCCGAAGACCTGCGCCCGATGACGACGGAGCGGTTTAGACTTCCTTCTGGTCCTCTTCGTTGGCGGCGAGATACTCACGGATCTTGGCCTCCATCTGACGCAACATAGTTGGGTCAGACATCTCGCGAGTCATCTTCTCGAAGCCGAGTGTGGTGTTGCGGAAATCAACAAGCAGCTTGGTGTACTTGGTGTCCTTGAGGGGCTTCATCAGATCAACGAGTTCAGAGCCGGACAGGTAAGGCTCCTCTTCGACAACTGGTTCTGGCGTTGGCTCGGGAGCAGGTGCTGCCTCAGCTTTTGCCTTGGGGCCGCGCTTCTTAGGTTCTGGTTTGTCTTCTGTTTCGGCGGGTGCCGATGTAGGTTCGCTGACTGGAGCAGAGCAACCGCCTTTGGCAGCGGTGTTGCGGTCGATAGCCTCGATCAGGGGTTTGACGAGGGTTTCAAAGATGTCGTTAAGCAGGGTATTCATAGGTTTGTCTGTATTTGTTTTTTGTTGTGGGTTTTCTGTCGCAGGTTGTGCTGCTACTGGAAATTGTTTTGTGTGTTCTGCATAGGCAGTCCAATAAGCGTCGGAAAACTCGCCGCCACGTTCGTTTGCGACATGGATGAGTAGAAACACGCTTTCTTTGTCGCGAAAGTCGTCACTCTCCCATTTCGCTTGGGACAGGCACTTGCGGTAAAATTCAATAGTGAAGTCGGCGGGTTGCATTAGCAAAAGTCCTCCTCGTCGTTTTCAAGGTTCACGTATTCCGTAGAGGATTCCGTCTTCTTCAAGCAGTTGGTAGCCTTCATCTTCAGCGTTGTCTGGCCCGATACAGTCGCAGTCGGCGTAATGCTCCGCGTGAACAGGGCACCAAGGTTCTCCGCAGCATTCACATTCTGGAAGTTCATGGGCGAAGACAATACGAACTCGCTCCACTGTTTTGCCATCGCGTTTGCGATGCCTTGAAAAGTCGCTGATCTGATTTTCCATCGGTCTTTTGAGGGTGGCAGGTTATACCAAGTTGGAAGCGAGTTTCCGCCTTTTGTGACGTGGCGAGTTCCTTTTCCAACCAAGTTTGTTGGTGTTATTGATGGCAGGTTTTTGAGCCAAAGGCACGTTGTTTTGGTAGCTTCATGCCCGTGCTCGTATGGCTGAATAATACAGTCAGGCTTCCTCCACACTGACGACATGATGCCTACTGGGTTTTCGATAGCAATTCGCGGGATTGGAGCGTTTGCTAATGCCATGAAGAAGTCGATGCCTTCTTGCTGCCTGCCGTCCGCTCGCTTTGCTGCAAAGTGCTTGGCTCCGCTGACGGCTAGATGTGTGCATGGTGGGAATGCAACCATCATATCCCATGAGTCATTCAGTAGTTGGAGAACATCGCCTTGAATATGAAACTCGCTACCGTCATCTGCTGGCAATAAATCGCAACTCCAGGCGTCGTGTCCAAGCTCTCTAAATGCTGAACGGACGGCTCCACTGTATTCACAAGCTATTAAAACTTTAAGTGGTTTATTCAACAAAAATCCTCCTCGTCGTTTTCTGGTTTCGGTTCTTTTCCTTCCAGTCGATCTCTTGCGATCTGGAATACTTCTGCGGGCATCTTGCCGTCGAACTTGCCCTGCTTGATCCACAGGTATCCTCTCATGCCGTCGATCATCGGTCGGCCCGGAACTCGCAGAAAGTGCTCTTCTCTGAGCAACTTACCAATACGTTGCGGACTCTCTTTGACCCCTTCCATGGTGAGTGCTCCTGAGAGGCTAGGCTCCCAGATCATGTCGTCTCTAAGCAGCGGTGACTCGGACTCGCGGATGGTGCGACGGATCGCTGAGGTGGCCTCGTCTGCGGAGTCTTCGATCATCTCTTCAAGATACTTGGTCTTCGGAGCGCGACCGTTGGCGTTGAAGCTCGGACTGATTTCCCACGTCTCGAAGAAGCTGCGGAGTCCGCCTCCAAGGTTAGCCAGCATCCCGAACATACGGTCGAAGTATCCTGGGCCGAGAGCAGCTACCTGTTCTTCAGTCTGAAGTTTGAGCTTCAGGACGAAGTAGCGTCGGCTACCTGACATCACCGCGAGCGCGTCGTGATGGTTGGTGAACATGATGTAGTTGGTGATGTTCCGACATTTCTTGGTGTCGGCATGTTTCCGGTTCACTGGGACGAAGTCGTCTGTGACCAGATCCTTCAACTTGTTCATCACGTCATGGCGGTTGTGTCCCGAGATGCGGACTTCACCGATGACCGTAATCTGAGATCCGACAGCCCATTCATTCCAGTTGCCTCGGATAGCTTCATTGTTGACGTACATCACGTTCTCTTCCCCGAGCAGCGTTCCAAGCAGGAGAGCCAGGAACGTCTTTCCGCAGCCTTCCGCTCCTTGGAAAAGGGGTGCCCAACGACATTTTTTACCGGGGTGCTGGACGTGGTAAGCGATGTAGTCGAGCACGACTCTCTGGTATTCCGTCTCGATGATCAGATTGCGCAGATGCTCTTGGAAAATGGCTCCGGCTGCTTCAGCGTCGGACGCTTTGGGTTTTACGTGGCAAGCCCGGTAAGTGTTCACAAGTTTGAGACCGTTTGCGTCTTCGCTGTAAATTTCTTTGGGTGAGGTTGGATCGTAGGTCGTGTCATCGACCACTGGGCACTCGATCTTGTTGAGCAGATATTGGTGAGGGAGAATCGGCGGGACATACAGAGCGGCATCGGACGTGTCTTTTCCCTGGGATTCGAGTTGCTCTGCGGTGTTGAGCAGGAAGCGAGAATACTCAGCATTGAAGGCTTCTTTCGTACGCCATTGGTGGGACGCTGGACGGAAAAACTGCTCGCGACAGGCGACGTAATACCACCCTTTCGTCCAAGCAGGGTCTTTCTTGATGGACTCTTCCGGTGTTTTTGACTTGAGTTGCGCTTTACGGAGCTTGTCGAGGTCTTGACGGAGATCTCCGAGGCGTCCTTTTTCCCCGATCTTGGTGAGTGCTCGCAGAATGGAGTTCAGCAGTGTGCCTTCCTCGACGTGAGTCAAAATAGGCAACTGAGCGATCTTTTCCAACGCGATGTGCGTCATCTCATGGAACGTCTTGGCGGTGTCGTTGATCCAATCGTTGACGACTTTGAAGCAGTCTTCTTTGACCTTCCCTGCGTTCCAGCCTGCGTCCGCCGCACGTTTGATGAGGGTACGGATGGTGACGGGGACTCGACCTCTCGGGGTCGTATAGACTTGGTTCCACTTCGCCAGGGTTCCGTCTGGGCCAGGATAGCCATCACCTTCGCCAGACCACTTATCGAACAGTTCGTAGGCTGCGTCTTCCTGCTCAGTATCTGAGTATTGATGACGGAGTGCGCAGCATACTTCAAACCACTCTTGATAGCCGCAGTTCGGTGACAAACTGTTGAGTGCCTCCACGACATCCTTGAACTCAACCCCCATCAGCGGTGCTCGGAGGTATTCGAGTCCGTCGTCTTCACTGTAAGTCTTTTTGCTCGACTTTTCGGGATTGATCGTCGCGTCTTGGATGTCGGAGAGTGTGAAGGCGTCACCCTTCAGGAAGCTGACCACCATGGGGTGCTCTGAATCAGGATCTTGATCCAAGAACAAGCTCGGGCAGATCATCGGCTGGTTCGGAGTCAACGACTCGCGGGTGATATTCGCCAGTCCAATTCTCGTCGCGATAGTCTTAACGGCAGCAGGGTAAGCCTCCAACGTGATGTTGTCTGCGTCCACCACGATCCGCATACGAGGCTTGGCAGGTGTCGAGCTTGCCGTCGTATAGGCTGCGAAGTTGAAGGGCCGCATGGCCTTCAGCAGGATGTCTGGGTTCGCCAGAAATGGGGCCGCAGGGCTAGTGCCACCTTTCTCGGTGTCTAAGTCGAGGAAAAGCAGGTTACAGCAGTTGGCTTTGTCGGCGAACTGACGCTCGCGACTGGTCTCATCGTCTGAATAAACGCAGGCAACGAGGTAGGTCGTGTCTTTTGCAGACAGCCTCGCAGCTTTACCTTCCGACGTGTCAGAAGGTAGTTCATTGTATTCTTTCCGTGTCAGTTGCAGAGGGACAGCAGTGTCGAGATGCTTGCGCACAAGCTCTGCGAACGTGCGGGCAGGTGATGCACGAACACGGTTGCTCTTGACTGAGCCACCATAATAATATCTGGGCATTTGGGGCTATGCTCCCGTCAGGGTGTTGAGGGATACTCTAAGTGCTCTGGCGAGCTTGATCAGAGTAGTCGTGTTTGGTTGGCGAATACCTGACTCAACATCTGAGATTGTTCCGACACCTACTTCAGCTTTGACGTGTAACTGCACTATCGTAAGCTCACGCCACTGGCGAATGCTTCGGAGTCGTACGCCGATTGGTGTGGAGGAATCAAAGATTGGTTTTGCCATAAGTTTCGATAAATTGAAACCATTATAGCTGATAGGTCAAACGAAATCGTCTTCCACCTCGACTTTCTTCGTCGCAGGTATTTTGGCGATCAGGATAGTGCGCCAGCCTCCGTGCTGCCCGAGGGAGACGCGATCTAGGAGCGCGACGTTTTTGCCTGAGTTGGTGAGTTTGACAATAGCCTCGTTCACTTTGGGTAAAGCCAGGTGAACGATCTCAGGGTAAACGGTGTAGCCCTCCGCTTCAGGGAATAGCCAAATGTCGCAGTCTGGCGCGGCTCGTCGCATCTCAGCGACTTTGTTTTTGATGAATTGGTCGGCGGTGTCCATATTAAGTGTCTTTGTTGTGGATGAAGGGTTCGAGTTGGGATGATATATCGTTGCAGAGTTTGTCGTGCGCGGTGGCGTCTGGCGCTCCGTCAGCGCAGGTTTCCGTTTCGTAGTAGATTTTGCGGATGACTTTTTTCAGCTCTGCGAGTTCCGCTTTGGCTGCGTTGAGTTCGCGTTCTAGCTGGCGGGCGAATTCGCCATCAACAAGATCTTTCTCCATTAGCTTTTTTCGGCCCGCATATTCGGCATAGACATCAAAAGACTTGTCATCTGTTCTCGGTGTATCGCTCATGGCTGTTCTCCTTTCGCTTTGGCGATTGCTGCCTTTACTTTGTCTTGCAGCCAGAAAGCTGCCGATCCGTTCCACTCCCAAAGGTCGCTGTCCATGATGGCTTCCAATGCCTCCAGAAGATCAGGAGCCGCTGCGATTAGGCGGGCGTTTGCCATAGCCTCTTCGGGCGTTCTTCCGCGAACACCGCTGTCGTCGTTAGTATCCTCGGCATTTCCCCAAATGACGATGCTGAAAAACTTACCAAAAACATTAGCTTCAATGCCTGGGTGTTCTGTGGGTAGTTCTTTCTCAATAAACCACTCTCCCTGTGTATGTTTGCTCATGGCTGCTCTCCTTTCGCGGCAGCGATTAGGCGGGCGCGGAAATCCTCCATAGCTTCGCCTAGAGTCTTTCTCCCGGGGAGAAACAACTTAGTTGAAAGAAGGCTATCTACCTCCTCCATACGCTTCACAGCTTCGTCAATCGGGTTAGCTACTGGCTCAAGGTTTGCGGATTCGTAGGCGGCTAGAGCAGTAAAAGCTGTATCACCTGTCCATGAATAGTCTCGCTGTCCAGTTTCTTTAATCCATGCGATTTCTTTCAAAGCATCAGCCAACCTCTCTAACAGTATCGCCTGCCGTTGGATCGTCTGCACGTCGCGGGCTGAGGCTGCTAGGTGTGACTCTCTGGCTTCGGCTAGTCGCTCGACGAGTTGGTCAAGCTCGCGCTTCTCGACAAGCTGAATCAGCCTGTCGCCGTCTTGGTATGGGTAGGTTTTCATGCTGATTGAAGGCAGTTGGTTGAAATTGAAACTGTTTTGACTTCTCCGTGGTAGTCATACGCGCAAAGGAACTTAGGCCCCATGTCTTGCATGACCGTCATCTTCGGCCCTCCGCTCTTGAGCGTTACCACGTCACCAACTTGTGGCGTCCATTCTGGCAATGAAATTGGTTTCGTTACCAGAGGCTCTGGCGTTGGCTCGTCTGCGTGCGCGGCCTTCACAGATGGCTTGCAGCCAGATCGGCATGGATAGTGGCCGTGGTCTTCTTCCTCAAATCCAGAGCCTTCACAAAACAAGCATTTTGCTTTCGCAGCCAGAAGCTGGATGTCGGCGAAGTGGGTGTCTTTTTTGTTTGTGAAAGATCCTAAAATCCAGTCTTCATCTTCAAGCCATCCAGTCACTCTCACGCACCCTTCCGGCACCTCGCCAGCCTCAGCGAGGGGGCGGAGTTGGGAGAGGGATTGTTTAGGCTCGGTCAGCCTAGCCTTTTCTACTAGCAAGATAAGCCGTTGCCACTCTTTGCAAGCGTCCTCAACTGCTTTGCGGGTGCCGTGTTCGGCCTGATAGTGCCCGCCATCTCGATGTATGACCGCTAACAGATTTAGTAGCATCGACTCTTCATCCATTGGCTCAGGCAGCGAGGCGAGGGCGGCCTTGATTAGGCTGAGACGGGAAGGTGCTTCGTTCCTCCAACGATTGTCTTCTGGATCTAAAATAAGTAGTCCGCCAACGTCTTTGTGTTCTTCGTTTATTTTATTACATGCCTCGTCAATAGCGGCCTGTAGTTGGGTGTTTGTGTAGTTGTGTTTCATAGTGTTAAGCGAAGTCTGGGTCGTTTTGTTGTGCGTGTTTGCGTCGAAGGAGAGTGATATAGGCCGGACTGCATCCAAGGCGCTCGGCGTTGGCTGTTTGAGAGAGTGACCAGTCGAGCAGGCTCAGATCGTACTTCTGGGGGCGACCGGAGCCTGGACTGCGCGGTCCTTTAGGCTTGCCATGAATTCGACGGTATTGTCCTACCGTCGCAGATGTGGCTTTGTACTTGATACCGAGCGCTTGGTTGCTGTTATGCTTCCATTCGAGATCGGTAATTACTTGGAGAGAGGAACTCATTGGTTACTTTAAGCGTTCGATTTCCTGAAATCAAATTTCATGTGTTTTTATTTTAAGTCCCCCGATGTCGAAAGCACAACAGATAGCTCTGTGAATGTGCTCTACCGTGACTTTCGGGAGTCCTGTCTTTTCAGTTAAAAAGCAAAGTACAGCTTCATGGTCCTCTGTTGCTCCGTAACCTGCCATTAAGCATATGATCTGAGCGTTTATGAGCCACATAGGATCTTCGTCGTCGAGTGTGTTTTCGAGTTTTTCCATATTAGTTTCAATCGTTGTGCCACCACAAAGGGCGACGGGTTGTGAGTTGTTGGATGCGTTGATCCTGCTTTTTCTTCCGTTCATCGCTTTGCCTCCGTTTCCGGTCTTCAATGGTAGCGAATAGACGGTCGAGTTTGAGTTGTAGAGGGTCGGGTTCTAGGTTCATAGTTTCAGAGATTCTACTCTTTCGATTTCCTGAAATCAAGAGACAAAAGTTTTTTTATTCGTTCACCGCTTTGAGTCGTCGTTTTCGAGTTCAGGGTTGCTGGGTGACGGTGTGGATTGAGTTACAGATTCAGGTTCAGGCAACCACTCCAGTTTCCATCGGAAAAAGTCCGCTGTGAACCATTGCCTGCCGTGTCGCGGGCGTTTTGGATGCCCGAGCGGGTAGATTGAATGCAGCTCCTGGGTGTGTTCGTCCTTGTATAAGGTGACAGGCCCGCCCTTCTCGCGCTTGGCGTAGAGCGTCGGGTGCTTGGTTTCTAGGAAGCGTTTCGAGTATTTAGGCATGATCGTATGGTTTTGGGTTGTTCACCGCTTTGGGTCGGTGTTTGCTTAGGGAGGCTTAGACCGTTGATCCAACGGACGGGTATTGAGTATCTGTTCACTCCGTTTTTTATTATGTAGGCTGCGGCCCAATGTCGCATGAACATATACAGCTTGTCGCGCCCTTCTTCACTTCTCAGGGTGGTGCGAAACCACTTATTGTGCTGGTATATTGTTTCTGCTTTCTCCACTAGATGCGCCGTTACTTGGTCCGTTAGCTGCTTGGCTCCTGTGATTGCATATACCTCCGCGCCTACGCTTTCAGCGATGAGCCAAGGGATGAGAGGTGTTTCATCTTCGATGATGTATTTCTTTTTCATGAGGGTATGTCGTTCACCGCTTTGGGTCGGTTTTTGGGACTGATATTTAGCTGTTTGATGGGTGGGAGTGGGTTACAGACTACTGTTTCACGTAGTCTAGGTATCCGCGAAGTATTTGGATCTGTATGTTTGCCTTACTGTCTGGCTTGATTTTACCTTCGATGCTTTGTTGCCAGCGCCAGCTTGAAAGATCCTTCTTGGTGAAAAAGTGGTGCCAGCGATTAGCTGCTAGGATCTCAGCTCTTAATCTCTGGACCTCAGTTTTTACTTCTTGTAGCCAAATTGCGTATTCGTGAGGGTGTGACAGGCATTTCATAAAATAATTTCGTTCACCGCTTTGGGTCGGTTTTCGGAGTTGGTATTTACCTGTTTGATGGATGGGAGTGAGTTACAGAACCACGGTTCCTGTCGCGATGTTGACCAGTTCTAGGCCGCGCCCGAAGTCGGTCACGTCGTACAGGTTGCCTTTTTCGTCTATGATTTTGACGAAATCGCCATCGCCTCGCCTCACGCTTTCGCGCACCTGTTTGATGTATCGCGGGCAGGTCGAGTTTATGGTGCGCGTTTCGCCGTGGTAGTTATTTTTGATTGTGAGTTTCATTGTAGGGTGATGCTGTGTTTTAGGTGTGGACTTTCCGTTCACCGCTTTGGGTCGGTGTTTGCGGGCTGAATTGAGGTGGATGAAGGTGTGGAGTGAGTTACAGACTAAGCGCTCTGACTGAGCCACCAAGCGGCGGCGATTATCGCGCCCCAGGTGACTAAGCAGGCCAAGATGAGGGGCCGGAAGCTAGCGCGGTCGCCTGCCTGCGCGTCGAAGTAGTGCTTGAGCTGGTGATTTTCCAGCCGTTGAGGGAACAAGTGGCGCTTGTCCGTTATTCGTACAGCCGGGGCCGGAGCCGGTGGCGCTGGATCGCTTGGAAGATAGGACGGGATTCCAGTCTCACGGGCCGAATTGAGACCCTTTTTAGCTAGTCTGAGACGTAGCCGGAAGCTGGCCCGCTGGATGTGGAGAGGGGAGGGTGTGGAGTTCATGCGAGTACTTGAGCTAGGTTCTCGATTTTGATGTGAAAGGTGCAAACGGTACCCTTGTCGCCCTGCCAAACGTACGTACCTTCTTCGTGGAGTTTGTATTCGTTAGGTACATAGCTACTTTGGGCAGAAACCCGGCGCATGTAGTTTTCCCCGGCTTTCGTGCCTTCCTGCTTGGCTAGTTTCTCCACTTCTCGCCTGGCGCTATTCCAGGCTTGTTTCGTGGCTACGTGTTCACCGTTTAGACTTATGGAGTATTTAGGGCGTGTCATGGCGGTTATTTTGTGAATGAGATTTCTCCTTTTTGGTTCCTCTTGGCGCTTGTCACCGTCGTACGATCCAGTTTCGGCCCTCGGTACGTGACAGTGTACCATCCCGGGTGAATGCGTTTGATGCCTGCCGCGTGTAGGATTTCGGAGTTATCGCCAGTGCTGGCGTTTATTTGCATGGTTTTCATGGATTTAGTGCGTGGTTGTCCGTTCACCGCTTTGGGGCGGAGTTTGGAACTGGTTTCTATGTGTCGGGTTTCTGTGGATCATTCAGCACTGCAAAGGGCAGCTTCCAGCCTTTCGGCTTCTTCGCGTTCCTCAGCTTCCAGCCTTTCGGCTTCGTACTGCTCACGTGCCTCGCGCTCATCGTCTGCCGTGCTTTCGGCGAGGTCGTCGGCTGCGCTTGCCGCTTCGGTTTCAGTTTCGTAGATGTCTCCTTCGATAGCTGAGGCCATGCCCTCGCCCATAGTCCACCCTGCCATGAACCCGCGACCGCGTGGCAGACGAAAGACGAGACCTCTGATTTTAGTATCCTGATAATCATCTGCATACCATCCCGTGTGATTGATGCGCGTACCGGCTACTTCGTCGCAGTATTGCCAGCGCAGCGCGAAAGGTGCGGACCTGTCCCCGAGATAAAAACCTTTGCCTTTTCCGGCCTGCTCGGGCTTTGGTGCGTGATAGCAAGGTCCGCAAACGGGTTGCTTGTGCTGCTTGATGCGGTCCGATTTTTGACCGCGTGGCAGTGTCACCACGTAGCGAGGCCAGGAGAAGCTGGCAAAAGTAAACTCGGGGGTGGAGATGGGGAAATGCGTAGTCAGTGGTTTGAGTGTGCTCATAGTGTCTTCCTTCTTTGTTGCTTTGTTTCTTTGGCCTAGCTTTGTGCTGGCCTCGCTTCCACCCTCTGAGATGTGAAGTCTAGAGGGCGGGGTGCGAGGTCAATTAGGCGGCATCACAATACTCCTGGTAACCTTCACCCGTTTTGAGCCACAGAGCAGCCAGGGCGGATTTTATAGGACTCCAGCCGTACTCATCCTGTAGCGCATGGCGGATTGCGTTCTGACTGTGGCGCTTGGCCTGTTTTCGGGCCTCGCTGAGGTTGCCGTTGATTAGATTTTCTAGGAGTGAGTGCATGGTCTTATTTTGTCCAATGTTTACAAGCGCGGGTTGAAATGTAAAAGCGGGCGGAGGTGTCCGAAATCTGGTACTCTCTGACCATCTCACGGGCTTCTTTGCGCGTGTCGAATTGGTCCACAGTCTCAAGGTCTTTTTTGTCTTTGCGTTGGATGTAGTACATATTAGTAGAGGTTAGTCGTTTTCTGTCAGGTCTTGGAAGGCACGCGCTACCTCCTCGCCTGCATACCATGCTAGCGCGTTGAGCACGTTCTGCGTTCCATCCTCACTGCGTCCGCCGTACAGCGCAGTACAGATTTCGCTTTCCGTCGGTTTGTTGTTTCGGAAACAGCCGAAATTTTGGATCATTTCGACAACGGACGAACCGAAATCAGCCGCCTGTTCGTTTGCCAGCGCTTGAATATAAGCTCGGTTTCGTTTGGCAAAAGCTAGCGTGTCAACGTAATAAATGAAGCCGTGAAACCCGCCGTCTATTCCATGGTTCGCGATGTCTGGGGCGGCATTTACAAAGTTTTTCCAGCCGCCGAGTTGCCGCACGACGGCGCGAATGAGGGGGGCGGGTACGCTGCTGCTTTCGATTAGTTTTTTGAGGGTATTGGTTTTCATGGTGTGGGGGTGTGTGGAGGTGTTTGGTTTGGTTTGCGCTCGTTTCGTTTGTCGAACGTGGGACCATTAAACCACACGGCCCAAACTTTATCAACTGTTTTTTACTAAAATATCTATTTTTTATTTTGGGGCGGGTTAATTGGTTGAAAATGAATAAAAAAGCGTCGGTCAGAAGTTTTTTCAACTTCTGACCGGAGGTGCCAAAAAACTGTCAAAAGTTAGGACAAAACCACTTTTTGGCAGCTTTTTTGTCTTGCGGTCAGCTTTTGACCAAATTTTACCTGGTCGCAGTATATCAAGCCAGTAGCCGCTAACATATAAGATAAAGAGGGATTTAGACCATTTTGTTGTCGGTGGCAGGCTTTGACACTACCAGAAAATTTTTTGACAGTGATTTATGGCAGTGTTTTAAAACTTCTGACCGAAGTTTTGACACATCATCATTGGTTAGGGAAAACATCTTGGAACCCTTATTCTACGGGGCTTGCAGAGTTTTGACTGTTTTTTATTTAATAAGTAGTTAGTTACTAATTGTCTAGATGTCAAAATATTTGAACGGTTTACATACAGTAATGAAAAGGAAATCGTGGTCTTATATCAATAAGGTATGTATGTATATCATCACGTTTTGTAATCCGCATCTATGGTACAAACTGCGCAAAACTTTTGGTAATTGGACAATGTAACTTTTTTACTGTTATTTTTTTATTCAGAAAGTCTAGCTTGTCGCTTTTTTAGTTAGGCTTGAACGTATAAAATCCGCGCATATATGGTCAGCATGGATATATTAACTAGATGGTATGGTGTGGCTGCCTGCTGCCTGCTGCCTGCTGCCTGCTGCCTGCTGCCTGCTGCCTGCTGCCTGCTGCCTGCTGCCTGCTGCCTGCTGCCTGCTGCCTGCTGCCTGCTTCCTGCTGCCTGCTGCCTGCTGCCTGCTGCCTGCTGCCTGCTGCCTGCTGCCTGCTGCCTGCTGCCTGCTGCCTGCTGCCTGCTGCCTGCTGCCTGCTGCCTGCTGCCTGCTGCCTGCTGCCTGCTG